GGGCCGACCCTCTCAGCCTGGCCACCTGAGCGACCGCGAGAGCCCATCTCCGAAACCGATGGCCCACGCTCGACCATCTCAACAGACCATGGAAATGGGGGATCACATCGGCCCCCGACGGGCCGATAATGACCTTGTGCCCGAGCCACGGGCGCACGAAAGGAACCCATGCCGAACGACCTTGAGTCCATCGCCACCGCAGTGGCCAGCGAGACCATCAACGAACACACCACGTACCGGGTGGACGTCAGCGTCGACCAGGCCGGACGGATCACGCTCCCGCTCCCCCTCGGTGGCCACTACCTGATCGGCCACATCCACGGCATGACCGGGGCGCACGTCGACCAGGTGAGCCGGGTTGCCGAGACTCACCACCTGCTCACCGCAGCCGCTCACGCAGTCGCCACTGCCTGAGCGTTGCGAGCTGGCCACGGACCTCCGTCCGTGGCTCTCTCGGAGCGCTCAGGCTGAACACTCCCCAGTCGCCGAGCCACGGCGCTGGAGTCGAAAGGAACCACCAATGCAGACCATCCGCACCCGTAACACCTTCGCTGCCGTCGTCCGGAGCATCCCGCTCCAGATTGCTGGTCTCGAACGACTGGAGACCCCGACGGCAACGGCCGTCGTGTCGATGATCCTGGCCGACGCCGATCGGGTCATCGCCACGCTGGAGAGCGATGACCGGCCCGACTGGGCCGACCGGGAGACCTCCGCTCTCAAGTGGGACGACATCGCCGCTTCGGTCGACAAGCTGCGCGACGCCTACAACGGCAAGACGCTCGCCGACCTCAGGGCCGACACGATCGCCACCGAACGCGCCGTGAAGCGCCTCACGGCCGCATCGCCTCGTGCCGCCAAGGTCATCGAGCGCAACGAGGCCGCTCACGCCGCCTACAGCGCCGTCACGACCTCAAAGGGCGCCAAGCGCTCCTAGTCGGTCGGGTTGCCCTCCAGTCGGGCAGGAGCGTCGCTCCTGCCTCTCTGAAGGGCCATCGGTCCCCATCTCGTCGGCGCTGAGCGCCACGGGGTCAAGATGCCGCCACCGTCGCTGGTCGACGTGGCCCAAGCGCTGAAGCTCACGACGTCGAGCAGGCAAGCAGTCCTAAGGCACAACGGTGCCGACGGTGCCCGCCCGACGAACCGAGACGATGCGCAAGTCGATCGACCTCCGGGCCGATCGGCGACGTGTGAGTGACGACCCCTGTTCGACGTTGTGCCAGGCCGAGAGGGCTGGCGATGCGACGACGTCGGCCAGGGGATTGCCTCACCCGGAATCGACAAGAGAACTTCCCCCCGACAGGGTCGGGGGATCGCTGGAGAAGCGACGATCGACCACCGTCATTCGTGACGGTGGTCCTTCGCCGATGCTTCAGCCGGAAGCATGGGGAAAGGACAGGACGATGGACGTCCGATACTGGTTGACGATGGCGGTAGCCATCGTCGGGGGAGTGGCCATCGGTCTGGTGATCGCTGCGGCGATCATCGACCACTCGACATTCGTGGCGACGGCGCGAGCTCGTGCCACGGTGGGGCGGAGGCGATGAGAGCCCGTGACGTCGTGGCCCTCGGCGCCATCGGTGCAGCGACATTCGTGGGGGCTGGCGCTCTCGGCAGCATGGTCCTCGAGCCCGTGCCGGTGTTCGAGACGATCCCGCCGGCGACGACCATCGCCGTCGAGGTCCAGCCATTCGGGGTGACGTGCCACGATCACCTGAAGAGGCTCGGCCTGCTCCACGACGTCGGTCTCGATGTCGAGCAGGCTGACGCCAAGGTGATCGATCCGGCGACCGGATCGGTCAGCCGCTCGGTGTGCCCCTGGGCGACCGAGGACGAGTGAGAACCTCACTGCGGGAGCCTCGCCATTCGTGGCGGGACTCCCGAGGGGATGTTCCCACCCGACGTAGCCACGTCGGTGACGAAAGGAGGTGGGCGAGATGCCTACCGTGAATGGTGAGAATGTCGACGTGGGTTGCTACGTCGACGGGCACCACGGTCAGTACGACGTGGATGCCGTGTGTCGCATCGCCAGCGACCTGCTCGGGAAGGAGTCGTTCGTGATCGAGTGCAGCGTGTACCGCACTCGGCTCGACGACCCCGATACCGACGACACGATGGACCCGGGACAGGCGCTGAGCGAGTTGGCCGACGAGGCAACCGAAGCACTCAACGAGGCCACCACCGGTGGCCACTGGGAGTGGGTCGACGGCGAGCTCTTTCTGAGCTTGCCGGAGGTCGACGAGGACGACTTCGCCTACTTCGTCTCGGGCTACATCGAGGCCATGTTGTGGGCCGACTGCATGCCGACCGAGGCCGAGGTGGACGCCAACGACTGTTGGGAGTCGGGCGGGAAGACACATCTCGAGGTCAGCGACGCCACCCGGCGCGAGATCGTCGAGAAGGGCCAGCTCCGGGAGTTCGTCACCGAGAACTACGACGACCTGCTGGAGTACGTCGAGACACGAGTGGAGACCATCTCCGAAGGCACTCCCTGGGAGCATGCCGGCCACGACCATCTGCTGACCCGGGGGCACCACGGTGTCGGATTCTGGGACCGTGGGCTCGGTGCGCTCGGTGATCGCCTCACCGAGGCGAGCCAGGCCTACGGCAGCACCGACGATCACCTGCTCTGGGACGCCGGCGACGGCACGGCGGTATGCTCGTGACGGCGAAGAGGCCCTGTTGCATCTGCGGTCACCCGACTGCCAACCTCAAGGGCATCTTCAACTACGACGGTCCCGGGACCGGTTGGTTCCCGTCATGTCGCCTTCCGTTGAAGTGCAAGGAGCGCGTCGAGGCGAAGACGGTGGCTCGACTCTCACCCGAGCCCGACTACACCGAGGCCCCCACACTGGGCCGGTGCTCGTTCTGCGACGCACCGATCCACCGGGAGTACCTGGCCAAGTTGGGCGGCGCCCGGCGACTCGTGAACGAGGACGAGAACGCCGACTGCCCCAAGGCCATCTTCGGCCGGCACGAGTTGCGGAGGAAGTGAGAGCACCGCAGGAGGGGCACGGCTCGGCCGTGCCTCTCATGGGATGTTCCCACCCGGGCTAGCCAAGCTCGAAACGAAAGGAGTCCCGATGGGACTGGACATGTACCTGAACGCCAAGCGGTCGCTCGACGACCACACGGCGACGACCGTGCTGGCGATGCTCAGCGACGACGAGCGGACGAAGTTGCACGACGACGGCAACTACTACGCCGGGATGTGGGAGTACTACGACCGCAGCGTCGAGGGCTCCGAGCGCAAGAAGCGAGCCGAGGCAGTGATGACCGAGGCTGGCCTCATGACGCTGGTGACGTCGGACTCGCCTGGCGGCGAGCTGACCTACGAGAACGGCGTGCTCGTGGCGTCGGTCCACGGCTGCTACTGGCGCAAGGCCAACGCCATCCACTCGTGGTTCGTGCAGAACTGCCAGGACGGCGTCGACGAGTGCCAGGAGTCGCCGCCGATCCCGGCGGAGCAACTCGCCCACCTCGCTCACACCTGCCAGCAGGCGATCGACGCCTATGACGCAGGCGACCTCGAGCGCGCCGGCGAGATCCTCACGCCGACGTCGGGCTTCTTCTTCGGCTCGACCGAGGTCGGCGAGTGGTGGGCCGAGGACGTGCGCCGCACGATCCTCGAGATCGAGGTGCTCGTCCGCAAGGCCATCGCCATCGGTGGCGTCACGTTCACCTACCAGTCGAGCTGGTAGATCGAGAACCTCACGGGGGGCTCATCGGTCGAACGACCGGTGGTCCCCACGGGATGTTCCCGCCCCGAGCTGAGCCAGCTCGGGATATGAAAGGGGGTCTCCGAGATGGAGACGTTGCACAGCGAGACACGGACGGTCCACGGGATCGTCTACAAGGTCAGCGTGGTCGCGTCAGACGAGCAGCCCGACTTGAGCTGGTTGGGCGAGTTCACCGACCTCACGGCCGACGCGCATGGGTGCGGCAAGCGCCACGTCCGCAACAGCTACGACAGCCGGGAGTACAAGTACTTCTGCCCGGCCTTCGGTTGCGACCCGAGGCCGTGGAAGGAGATCGCCGCCGAGAACGACTGGACGAAGGACCAGATGTTCAAGGCGGCGCAGGAGGACATGACCCTCGCCCGGGAGTGGTACGACTGCTACATCATGGTCGAGGCCGACCTGGGCTTCGCCGGCGAGGCCTACGCCTCGCTCGGCGGGCTCGACTGGAACAACGACGAGGACTTCATCGAGGGCGAGGCCCTCACCGAGGTGATCGCCGAGGCCGAGTACGAGGTCGAGCAGAAGCTCTACCACGCCATCCTCGGTGGCAACCCCCGACTGGCGGTGACGTCATGAGCGAGGACTTCGACCCGTCCATGTTCTTCAAGCTCATCGTCGAGAGCGGGCCGTACGGGGACCGCTGGGAGCCGAGCGGGAAGGAGTGCAACTCCTGGGAGTGCATCCTCACGTTGGCCGACGACGTCGCCTGGCAGGGGCTCCGCAAGCGAGCCATGGCGGTGACCTATCGCATGGGTCTCGCCATCGACCGGGAGCCCGACCTGAGCTACGTGCTCGGGTCGGTGCTCATGGACACCATGGGCGTCATGGGCGAGGGGCTGACGGTGCCGTTTGTCCGCTTCGAGGACTGGGCACCGGACTACGGCTACGACCCCGACAGTCGCTCCGCCGAGCGCCTCTACGACACCGTCGTCGAGCAGGCTGAAGACTTCATGACGCTGTTCGAGCAGTTGGGTCGTGACGTCGTCGAGACGGTCACGCCCCAGCTCATCGAGTGGGCGAGTGAGCTCTGATGACCGACATCAGCAACTCCGACGACATCATCGACTCCCGGGACGTGATGGCTCGAATCCTCGAGCTCGAGGAGATGGAGGCCGAAGAGGCTGAGTACCGAGAGTCGATCGAGGCGAAGATCGAAGCCGGCGAGCCCTTCGAGGACTCGACGTTCGAGCTCTTCGACGAGGACGACGCCGAGGAGCTTCGTATCTTGCGGGAGCTCGCCGAGCAGGGAGGGGGCTACGCCCCCGACTGGATCTACGGCGAGACGATGATCCGGGACTCGTACTTCGAGGAGTACGCCCAAGAGCTCGCCTGGGATGTCATCCCGGGACTCGACGAGATGTCGTGGCCGCTTAATCGCATCGACTGGGAGGCGGCGGCCGACGACCTGAAGGTCGACTACACCGCCATCTCGTTCGACGGCGTGACGTACTGGATCCGGTGACGCAAGCGCCGGGTCTCCTCTTGACGGAGGGGACCCGGTTCTGGCCTCATGTGGAGACCACCTCGGCCTGCCAGCCGAGTGACGAAAGGATGGACACCATGTCCGTACGTACGAATGAAGACCGTGCCGCAGCAGCGCTGCGAGCACTCGCCACGGAGGAGTGCTTCCTCCCCGATGCGATCCGGTGGCGGATCGACTCCAGCTTCCAGGGCGATGCCGTCGAGGGCTACTACGACCTCGACGGTGGAGACCGCATCGAGATCCTCGAGACCGCCATCAGCGACATGGTGTGCAACCTCCGCCACCTGGCGGACCTCGCCGGCATCAGCTATGAGGCGTGGCTCGACATCCTGATCCACGCCGATGTCGACCATGATGCCGAGGTGCAGGAGCGGAGGCCGACGATGAGTGACCTGACGAACGAGGTTGTCCGGCGAACCGACGACCCGTTCTCGTGACCCACCCAGAGCCCCGTACGAGGGCGCAGGAGCGCCCCAAGACCAGTCACCCCACGCTGGTGCCTCCGAAGGCTCCCAGCCCCGCAGAGGACCCGGGATGGGCCTTCACGTTCACCATGGCGGCACTCGCCGCCGAAGCACGACTCAATCAGGAGGAAGCAATGAAGGAAGACCGACTGCGGAACCTGGAGGTTCTGTCCCAGGTGATCCACGAGACGCTCGACGTCTCGATCACCGCCAGTGAGCTCGATGAGGCGCTGACCACGGCGAAGCTCAAGGTCGATGCTGGAGCGACGGGCTACGAGGCGCTCTGCATCCTCGTGCCCGACTACCGACCGACCGAGGCGGCGGCAGCGCTCGCCTGGTTCGGGATGAACCAGACCCAGCCGCCCTACGTCCACATCGAGGGCGGGCTGCTCTACGTCCACCTCGACGACTGCCAACTCAGCTTCCCCTTCGACCCGCAGGAGTCGATGGACCGTGACGTCTACGCCACGAGCATCGAGCGGTTCTCCGAACCGATGCCGGCGTTCCAGTACCTGAGCAAGCAGGAGGACTCGTCCTACGACGAGGACATGGAGCTCAGCGACGCCATCGACTCGGCAATGGCCGACCTCTGCGCCTTCGCCTACGTGGCGGCCCAAGGCGCCATCGACACCCTGAACCGGAAGGAGGGCTGAGATGCCCGATACCAAACCACCCGTCCCGTCCATCACCGAGGTGCGTGGGGCCGTCAGCCTGCTGACTGCCGAGATGCTCGCCTCCGGCTCGCTTCAGCCGGGAGAGGCGGCTGACCTCCTCCAGGAGAGCCACCACGACGGCACCATCTTCACGCTGCACGTCCCGGCGGGCATGATCCCGCTCGGGGTCGGCCGACGTGCTGCGCTCGAGGCCGTTACTCGTCTCCGTGACGAGGTCGCAGCGACGGGTACCACCTTCGCTGCCCGGGTCGACTCGAGCAGCATCGGCGACGAGCCGGCGCTCGTGCTCACGGCCAACGATCTCGTCGAGATGGAGAACGCCAACGGCGAGGTGGCCGAGGTCATGGCCGCCTGGGAAGAGGCACGCACGCTCCTCGAGATCTCGGTCCCCAAGGCCGAGGTCCTCGACAAGATCGTCCTCATCCTGGCCGACAGGACCAAGGAGTGGGACCTGCTCACGCTGGCAGCGATCGGCACCGTGGTGATCGAGGGTGGCTTCGGCCACGCCTCGAATGGCTGGTTCGTGGCGGGACCGTCGTGAGCGGCGACCCGATGGACGCCGACCCGGCACGGTGGAGTCCTCACGCATGGGGTCGGGCGCTGCCCGACCATCATCCGCATCCAGCTGAGTGGGGCATCGCCGACCCCGTCGGCGCCCACGAGAACACCGACGGCACCAGCCTCGGTGCGAGCGAACCCGAGTACAGCGAGCGTGACGAGCCTGGCCTCTTCGACGTCGTGATGGCATGGGCTGCGCCCCTGGCCATCGTGGTCGGTGGGTGGACCCTCGTGGTCGTGGTCGTCCGGAGGTGGCGCAAGTGACCGCCGCCGTGACGAGGGCTGAAGCTCTGGCGGCAGGCTTCACGATCGACGATCACTGCACGCCGCCATTCGCCTACAGGGGACCGCGGTTCCAGCCGACCGAAACGGTCCGGCTGATTCAGCGCCCGGAGCAGCACTACGTCCTCGAGACCCTCGGCGGGAAGCAGTGGGTCTTCATCGCCCCGAGTGACGAGGCTGCCGCCAAGATGGCGGAGTACCGAGCTCGAGTCGACGTCTGGGCCGACGGTACGGCCTGGTCGGTCTCCCGCTACTACCCCCTCGTCGTCGACGAGGAAGGGCGCACCGAGGTGTGCTCCGAGATCAGCAACATGGTCGGCAACGGCATCTGGAGGAAGCCTCCGGTTGCGCCGTCCCCTGATCTGAAAGACGGTGAGCAATGAGCGAGACCGTTCGAGAGCACTTCAACGGTCACTGTTGCGCCGACGACCCTGAATGCGAGCACTCGTTTCTCGATGACATCTGGTTGGCGCGGCACTTGGATTCCACGTACCACGAGCGACCCGACCGCCTGTACGACGAGCACAGTGGCGGAGCATGGCGTAGCAGTGGATCGGGTGGGTGGGCATGACCGCCGTCTTCATCGACCCCGTGATCGGGGCTGCCGTCACCAACCTGGGGTTGACGATCCTCCCGGGCCTCCCCTGCCCGACGTGCGGGGGGACAGGCTGGCGATGCCGTAACTCGAACCTGATGTGCACGCACCGAGTCCACCAGGGCTGCCCAGCCTGCAACGGCTCCGGTGTGTGGACGCCGCCGGACAGCCCCGTAACCATCGGCGTCACCAGCACACGGCCCGAGGGCGGCGAGTTGGATGACTCTGGCCGTGAGTGGCGCGTGGTCAATCACCGAGGTTGCTGGCTCGTGAGCGACTGGACTGGAGCCACGAAGCCGATCGTCCTGTCGTCGATGATCGGCGAGGGCACGCTACGGCCGCTCAAGGTGATCGACGACCAGCGGACTGACCTGCCGACGTTCGAGTGCGTCATCATCGGTTCAGGCATGCTCGTCACCAACGCTCCCAAGCGCGGCGGTTGGCGCGACATCTTCCTCCCCGGCCTCAAGCCCGATGACACCGTGTACCTGCTCGATGGGTTCACCGAGAGCGTGGACACCTGCGACTGCATCGGCCTGTCGTCGATCTGGGGCAAGGCGCTGCACGGCTGCTCGGAGTGCCACGGAACCGGCGAGCGCGTCTCCTGTCCATTCTCGGTGGACGCCCCCGACCACCCGTGCGTGGTGACGTCGTGAGCTGGGAGTGGTGGATCATCACTGCTGTGTGGCTCGTCCTCGTCATCCTCTACGTCGTCGGTATGGTCCAGCAGCGCCTACGCCGCCGCCTCGGACGACCTCGGTACTGGAAGGACCTGCCCTAGGTGGGCCGGCTCTACGAGGACATCTCGGACGACCCGAGTGACCCTCGGCATGGCACCGTCGGCGGGTACAACAACCACCGGTGCCGCTGTGAGCGTTGCACCGAGACCCATCGGATCAGTCACCGGCTCTACATGCAGGAGTCGCCGTTGCAGCAACGCCGACGACAGGACCGTCGAGTCGAGGCTGCCCGCCGGGAGGCGGAGCGGGCTGCGGAACGTCAGCGCCAGGCGGCCGAACGGCGAGCCAACTGGACACCTCCACGCCAAGCGCAGCACGGCACCAGGCGTTCCTACCTGAACCACAAACGCCACGGCGAGACGCCGTGCGATAAGTGCATCGAAGCGAACCGGAAGTACAACCGAGAGCGCAGCAAGCGCCGCCGACAGAATCCGTCGATGGTGCCTGGTGACGGCAACCCGGCGCACGGCACCTACGCCGGCGCCAAGAACAACAACTGCCCGTGCCCGGACTGTCGTTGGGCGGCCCGGGTCCGAGACAACAAGTACAGGAGGAAGGCGACATGAGGTGGTTCTACAACGGCAAGTGGTGGGGCGACGGCGAGCACGGCGACGAGCCCACCGCCGACGAGACGGTGGACATGGAGCGAGGCCTCACCGACCTCGAGCACTACGACGCCACGCTCGACGAGACCGGGCTCGTGATCGAGCCCGACGGGACCCTGGTCAGCGGAGTCGTTGACGTGGCGGTCTGATCGGCGTACCGTCCGGGACGCCACACGAAGGGAACAGCAGTACAGATCGCTCGGCCGGGGACGGTTTCCTTTCCCACCCGATCGAGATGGAGAGGCGCCAGGGAGCGGCAGTGCGGGCAGCACGGCCGAGGTTTCTGGGCTCACCGGTTGGCACCGGTGGGTTGGTGGGGTTCGATCCCTCCCCGCCTCACGAACGACAACCGAACATTCTTGGAGGAATGATGGGATGGCAAACGACACTCGACTTCGATCCCGAAGCCGGCGACGCAAGATGGACCCCGCAGGGCGAGGACCACAGCTTCTACATCGGAGAGCTCACGGTGTCCCACCGCCGGCACCTGTTCTCGTGGATGATGCGGCGGGCGGATCGGATCCAGGCCGCTTACTCGAGGGAGTACGAGCGCCTGTACTTCCGGTTCTCGCACATGACCGACGGCTGGGACGACGACCCGGACTGGGTGTTCGAGTCCGAGGATGACCTGCGCCGACAGGAGCCGGTGCGCTGGCTCATCAGGACGAACTTCATGCGGGCGCTAGCAGCACTCCTCATTGCCGACGGTGCTGCTGTCGACGTCGCGCTTTGGGAGAAGTGTGCCGAGGTCGGCCGCCCGCTGTCGGCGCAGATGGAAGCCCTGATCCGGGCGCTCTACGAGCGACCTGCCCGCCCGGAGCGACACCTCCGGAGCGTGGCCTCGTGAGCACCGTCTACGCCGTCGGATCTACCGAGTTGCACCATGTAGTATCCGCAGGATGGAATGCTCAATTGACAACTGCTCCAATCCAGTCAAGGCGAGAGGTTGGTGCGGGAGGCATTACAAACGATGGTTCGATCATGGAGATCCCGAGCCACCTGGCGTCTACGTCTACGTCACGAAAGCGGGCGAGCCCCGTCGCTTCTTCGAGGAGGCAATGCTCCTTGAGACCGACGATTGCATCATCTGGCCGTACGCCAAGCAGCGGGGGTACGGATCGCTTCACATCGGTGAGCGGCAGTACCGGACTCATCGTCTCGCCTGCGAGCGGGCGCACGGCGACCCGCCCGAGCCCGGGATGGACGCCGCCCACGGTCCGTGCGGCAACCGAGCGTGCATCAATCCTCGGCATCTCAGTTGGAAGACGAGAGTCGACAACATGGCCGATAAGGAGCGAGACGGAACCAACCTGCGAGGCTCGAAGCATCCGAACTCCAAGCTCACCGAGGACGAGGTACGAGCGATGAGACGCCTTGCCTCCGAGGGGTCGAGCCAGCGAGAACTAGGCGATCGTTACGGCGTCACCCACGCCTACGTTGGACGGATCATCCGTCGCGAAGCGTGGGCCCATGTATAGCCCAGCCTTCTATAACCTGGGCTTCGACGTGAGCACCACGGGGGCTGCAGCGGTCCTCCTGGCCGACGACGACGACATCGTGGACGCCTGGGGCTGGCAGGCGCCGGCGGCCCTGGAGGGCCCCGAGAACGTGTCACTGCGGGTCTTCGACATCGGGGAGTGGGCCGACCGAGTGTTCCGGGAGCTGAAGCACGAGCACGGGCTGCTCGATGCTTCGCTGTTGAGCTGCTCGATCGAGCGTCCGTTCTTCAAGGGGGCGAGCTCGGCCGACCTGGCCGAGGCGCAGGGCGCCGTGAAGAGTGCATGCCGCACTCAGTGGGGCCGGTACCCGGCTCAGACCGTGAAAGCCACAGCCCACGCCCTCACCGGAATCACCACCGCCGGCAAGAAGGGGTTGGGCAAGGCCCCGATGTACGAGGCGGCCATTGACTACTGGTCCGAGCGAGAGCTCGGTCCGCTTGGGCATGCGACCCACGACGCCGAGAAGCCCGCCGTCCTCATGGAGGACATGATCGATGCCCTCTGGGTGGCGAAGACCGACCAGCTCGCGATGCGAGCGACGAGAGGAGACTGATGAGCCTGACCATCACGACGAAGGAGCAGGTCCACTCGACCGATGTGGCAGCGCTGTGCGCCCACCTTCGATCGCTGCTCCGACGGTTCCCGGACCGTCGGCTCACGATGAAGGCCACGTACGAGGAGATCGAGGTCACCATCGGACCCAAGGAGGTGGACGATGGCAGCACGAGCTGATCGCCGGGGCTGGGGTCCAGGCTGGCCCAGGTGCAACTCGAGCAAGTGGGTCACCGTCACCGCCTCCATCTCGGGGACGACGCTGCTGGTGCATCGGGAGGTCGCACCGATCGTCAAGTGGTTGCTCGACCAGACCGAGGCCCTCGGCTACCTGTTCGACCACGGCCCGAAGGATCCGACCGACGACTGGGGTGCGGTGTGCCGGCGTATCGCCGGGACGAGCGAGCCCTCGAACCACAGCTGGGGCTTGGCCATGGATCTCGATGCCACGCTGTACCCGCAGGGTCAGCGCACCCGACGTCTCCCGCAGTGGGTGATGTCGCTGTGGCTGAAGTACGGCTTCGACAATGGCGTCTACTGGAGCAACCCCGACCCCATGCACATGGAGTTCAACGGCACGCCGGCCGACGCTCGCTTCCTGGTCGCCTCGCTGGCAGCTCATGCCATCGAGGTCACTCAGCCTCCGCTCCCACCGTCGGCGCCGAAGCCGCCGCCGGTCTTCATCCCCCCGTCCCTCATGAACCCACTGGAGAACAAGCACATGCTCATCGAACTGGCCTTCCAGGCACCACGACCCGCCGAGCACTGGCTCGAGATCGACCACCCCACGGTGGCCAACGCTGCGCAGCACGTCTGCGTCGACGGCGACACCATCACGCCCGACGAGTACAAGGCGGCCCACGGCTTCCGTCGCATCGACGGCAACCGCAACTGCGAGGTGTGGCGGGCTGGGCACAACGAGGTCGGCTACCGCGAGTGGAAGGTCAGCGGGAGGTAGCCCGATGCCGATGCCACCGGTGCCTCAGATCGCCGCACCGTCGGCGCCTTCGGCGCTGCCGGCGACGGGGCTGAGCGAGGCGCTGGCCTGTCAGTTCTGCGGCGAGCGCTTCGAGCAGGTGAAGCCGCTCTCCGCCAACGCCAAGTGGCTGAAGCGGGGCAAGGATCGCTTCCCGCCGACGCCCGTGGTGGCGCACGCCGACCACGAGATGAAGTGCAAGGAGAACCCCGATCGTCCCGAGCGGGGCAAGGCATCCACGGCGTGGGTTCCCCAGCCCTTCCCGGTCGGTCGCTTCGGCGGAGCTCAGCCCTCGCCGACAGCGACACGAGTGACCTACCTGGGTGGCCCCTACCACGGCCGCTCACAGGGCTTCGAGTGCTTCCTGGTGGACGGCACCCGGGTCGCCGTTCAGCCGCCCCTGGTGGCTCCTGGGCCCCAACAGGAGGACTCCAAGGGCAGGGTGTGCTCGAGGTACATGGGCCACTACGAGCTCCGGCTCAAGGGTGGCTGTCCGATCTACCGCTGGGTCGACACGATCGTCCCGAAGAAGAAGCGTCTCGGTGAGACGCAGACGTTGGAAGACCTGTGGCCCGAGTGGGCCGCGCAACTTATGGAGGAACCGAATGACGAACCAACCGCAGTCGACGACGGAGGAGACCCCGTCGCCGATGAGTCAGATCCGGGACTGCCTGGCGACCTGCTGGACAGCGAGCCGGGCGCTGAACCGGAATGAGATGCTCGCCGTCATCGGCGAGACGGGTGGGGTGACGGAAGTCCCCGACTTCGTGGACGACAGCACCTTCCGCACGCTGGGCGAGTTCGCCCTGGTGTGGATCCGGGCGATGGAGGAGGCGCAGGTCTGCAGCCGGGGTCTCTGGATCCCGCTGCTCAGCGTGCCCGATCGACGGATCACGTTCGCCCCCAAGGACTGGGTGCAGATGGCAGCGGAGAAGCTCGTCGTCGACAGCGGCTTCGCCTACGTCGGGATGCCGTCGTGAGGGTCATGGATCTCACTCCTGGCGACCGGGTGGCCCTTGGCGGACAACTGGCCACGTTCGTGGCTGCGGTCTCGAGCCACCCGTTGTGGCCTCACCTCAACATGGTGATCTGGAAGGTCGACGGCGAGACGTCGGAGGCCGAAGACAGGTGGTCACATGACGCCCTCGATCCCCGACAGGACGTCGGTGATCCTGTGCCGGGCGTCGACCGGGAGCAGAGCCTGCGCCAAGCGCTCCTGCATCGGAGCCAGTGGTGAGCCGGCGCATCGACCCCTGGCGACCCAACGCCATCCACCTCATCGTGCTCGCCACCATCGGGCTGCTCATCACGGGGTTCCTCCGATGATGTTCAACGTCTGGTTCGCCGAGTGCGAAGACTGCAAGTCCACCGTCGAGGGCAACACGAAGGCCGAGCTCGTCGAGAACATGTCGACGGCTGGCTGGCTGTCGACCAACTGGGGCGGCAAGAACCGCCACCTCTGCCCCGACCACCGAGCCGACTTCGACGAGGCGGCTCGATCATGAACGACGACGACTACGAGTATCTCTTCGGAGCGCCGGAGGTGGCCGCTGCCGACCTCCACGAGCTCCGGGCGTGGTGCCACAACCGGACGATGCTGACGCCGACCAGGGGTTCCCAGGTGGCTCGAGAGATCTGCGTCAAGGTCGACCCCACCTGGCCGGCTCGGGCACTCACCAACGAGCGGGTCATGCTCCCTGTCGGGAGTCGCCTCCTCGGCAAGGGCATCAAGGTGAGGCTGGCCGAGTCGACCATCGAGTCGATGATGTCAGTGGCCGACGGTCGGAACCCTCCGACCGTGACCAGCCGCTCCGCCCGGAACCTCGAACCCCTGTGGCCAGCCCAGTCCAGCTCGTGGTCGACGTGGGTGATGCACGCCATGGACCTCAACAAGATCGACGACCGCGAGATGCGTCATCACTACGAGCCGCTGGCCCTGCCCTACGTGCACCCCGCCGTCTTCATGATGGCGGTGCGGGACGCCAAGACGCCGTACCTCACCGCCGTCGGCGAGGCGATGGACATGCCCCGGTCGCTGTGGAAGTTCGGCACGATCGCGATGGAGTTCGAGGATTTCTGGCTGCGAGGCCTCACCGGCTTCGCTCGGGAGTGGCTCGACCTCTTCCCTCGAGGGGAGCTGGCCATGTGGCTGCGCTCCGTCGTCTGCAACGGCTGGATGACCAGCCACCAACTGGCCACGTACATGGGCCTCGACAGCGCACGCTCGTGCGCAGAGAGCTGGATCTGATGAGCGTTCTGAATACCAACACGGAGCAGGCGTTCGTGCGCCGGCGCCTCGCCGAGCGTGACGCCGAGCCGTTCACCGTCGCCCGCACCAGGGCCGAGTGGAAGAACGAGGTGCGGGACCCCTGGGCCTCCCGCCTCGACGACGTCGAGCACGGCAGAGTCATCGCCGGCATGAGCCTCGCCGGCGAACCGACAACGCACTGGACGAAGATCGGCACCGGCTTCCGCTGCATGTGGCAGAGCGGACTGAATGTCGTCTCGACGGTCGTGCTCTGCCGGTTGCACGACAGCTTCGACTTGTCGCCTCGCTGCCCGACGTGCGGGGGATGTGGCGACTGATGGGGCCGCTACACGACAAGCTCAACCGAGAGCGTGAGGTCTTCGGCCTCATCGAGCGCGAGGACTCCGTCCCGGCGTGGGGAGTCAGCGACCTCCACGCCATGGTGCTCGACATGTTCTCGGCGATCATCCACGTCGTCGAGCCCCCCGGCCGAGACGAGGCGCCGGCGGTGGTGGAGCACGGCATCGGTCGTGACACGGCGTCGGCCATGCCGGTCCACGCTCTCAGCAACGGGATGTGGACCGAGATGTGCTGGCTCCTCGAGTCGATCAAGGTCCACAAGCACCGCCTGCCAGGCGACGTCGAGCTCCGACTGCTCGAGTTCCTCGAGAAGATCGGGGTCGACTGATGCCGGGCTTCGACGTGTGGGAGGCGCAGCCCGCTCAAGCGGCGCTGCTGGCCGAGATCAACGACCGCCAGCAGGAGGCGGGCTACGAGTACGAGAAGATCCTGGCGGAGACAGTGGCGGGACAACGCTTTGGACTGCCAATGCCAGACTGGCTGACACCAGAGCTCGTCGGGTTCAACGTCGTGCGACTGAGTCAGTCGTTCGTCGAGAGCTGGCGGAAGTGCCCGAGCTCGGCCGTGGCCGAGAAGCGGGCGACCTACGGAGAGGCGGCCGCCAAGGGCATCGTCGCCCACTCCATTGTCGACGGACGGATCGCCCACCAGGGCATCTTCCCCGAGGTCGACCAGCAGTTCTACGACCTGAAGTTCAACGAGCTCGCGGCCGGCGTGGACTCCGAACCCTTCATCCCTCCCGACGTCGTCGAGTTCGAGCGCATCGCTCGTGCCTACGCCGACGTGCTGACCGAGGTCTACATGGAGAAGTACCACCCCTACGTGCTCAGCGGCGCAGCGACGCTCGAGACCGAGGCGAAGGGGCAGCTGCTGTGGGACCTCCGGGAGGACCCCAGCACCGACGTGGACTTCATCCTGATGACCGGCTCCGCCGACCTCGTCATCACCAACGGGATCCACCGCATCGGCGTCGACTGGAAGACGGGCGCCAAGATGCCCGAGCCCTGGATGATCCAGCGCTACAGCGTCCAGTGGCGGGCTTATGCCGTGATGTTCAACCTGAGCGAGATGCACTTCGAGTACCCGCTCGCGATGAACCCGCTCAACGGCAACAAGGGCGACTGGGTCGCCAACCGCTACAAGGGCGTGGCCTCCGTCTACGCCGACCAGCACGAACGTGCGGCCTACAACCGCCAGCTCCGTGCCGAGCTCACCCCCATCGCTAGCGCACTGCTACGTTCCCAAGCTCCGGAGGACCACGTCATCCGGCCGACGGACTGGCACTGCTCGGCGAAGTGGTGCCAGCGGTTCGCCGCCGGCGACTGCATCGGACAGGACAACGACGTGGCGTGGATCGCCAAGTCCCACCTCGAGGCGGCGACAGCAGTCGGCGCCATCCAGACCACCCGCAAGACCCCAACCACAGAAGGAACACCGCAATGACCACCCCGGATACCACCACCAGCCCCGAGGAGCTCAGCTCCACCAACCGCACGGTCGTCATCGAGCCGAGCTCGATCACGGTCAACGTGTCGATGAGTCGGGCGACCGAGTACGCCAAGGAGAAGAAGGAGGTCAACACCTTCCTCAAGGCGTCGATCCCCGTCGGCATCGAGGTCTTCACCGTCGACGAGGAGGGCCGGTTCATCCTGACCGAGGACTTCCAGCTCGCGGCCGACGACGCCATCCGCACGATGATGAACCTGTGCGAGGTGGCCGCCGCTCGCCAGCACGGCCTCGACTTCGTGGCCGACGACGCCGGCATCGTCCGGGTCGTCAACCTCTTCCCCGGTGCCAAGGCGGGTCCGGCTCCCGCCGTCCAGCCCGGGTCGTTCACGGCTCCCGCTCCGGTCGCCGCTGCGGCCCCTGTCGCAGCCGCTCCCGCCCCCGTGGCGGCTCCGGCTCCCGGTGCACCCGGTGCCTTCCCGACGGCCCCTGTGCCCGGCGTGGCCGCTCCTGCGGCACCGATGGTGGCGGCCCCCGCCGTCGCCGCTCCGCCCCAGCAGGGCGGCTTCACGCAGACGAAGTCCACGGACCCGACCCGCTGGTCCTTCTACGACGAGGCGCAGCAGGCGCAGCTCCTCCAGGTGCTCGAGGCGTGGGTCACGGCCGGCGGCACGGGCACCGAGGTCGTGAACCGGATGGTCGCCGGGCAGAAGTACCCCGGCGTCGACGTCAACGGCATCAAGATCAGCGGCAAGACGCTGCAGGGCAAGGGCCTCCCGCAGACGAAGGCCTGGGTGGCGCAGTGCGTCGCCAGCGGCCTCGCCCTCGGCTGACCTGATTCACTCGGCGGGGGCTTCGGCCCCCGCCATCACACCTTGGAGGAACACCATGAAGAACTTGACCTGCGGCGAGCAGCGCGGCGGCACGCTCCCCGTGAAGCTCGTCGACGACAAGGGTGACGTCGTCTTCGACGGCACCATCGAGACTCGGGGACTGAGGAACTCGGCCGCCGCTGGCAGCATCCTGATCGGCGTCCTCGCTGAGCTGATCGAGGAGCACGGATGACACTGCTCAATGAGCTGCGGAACTTGAAGACCCAGCAGCCCTTCACGAAGCTGCACGCCGATGGCGACGTCCAGCTGCTCTACCAACTGCCCGGAAGTCCCAGCCTGCGGCTGCTGGTGCAGTTCGAGGCCAGCGGGCTGATGCCCCCGTCGGCCTTGTTGCTCGTCGGCTACGACGAGGAGATCGACCCCGATTGGTGGCGTTCACTCGATACGTGGCACCAGGCAACAGTGGCGCTCTATTCCATCGTCAGGGCAGAGCAGGCGCTCTTCCCGCCCTCGACCTTTCGAGAGCTCGCCACCATGGTCGATGTCGACACGATCCTCGGAGAGTTCCGTGACCACCTCGCCAGCCTCGGGTGGCTCGTCACCCTGATCCGGGAGATGGGGTCGTGACGAGTGACGGCGCCATCAGCGCCGCAATGGGCTGGCTCGCCGCAGCCGAGAAGAGCCATCAGCGCAACGGGACCAGAGCATCCGTTGAAGCGGCGCTCGGCCACGGCTACGCCACACTGGCACTGGCGCTGCAGCAGCAAGAGATGGTCGACGGATCGCAACCGCCAACGATCTACGTGATGCCCCACCCCAATAGCGAAGCAATGAGGGTGAGGATGGTCGACCTGTGAGCGTCTTCGCACGGCGGCTCGAGAGAGCCGCCTCGATCGAACGGTTCCCGCCGTGGTACTTCGGGATCGAGACCCTCGACCGCGTGGTGCAAGGCGTGCGGTCGGGGTTCGTCAACCTGATCTGCGCACGGCCTCACGTCGGGAAGACACACCTCGCCCTGGCCGGCATCCGGAATAACCCCGGCGTGCCGACCATGTTCATCTCCGCCGACGACGACCCCGAGGTCGCTGTCCGGAAGATGATGCTGGCCGACGGCACGGTGGCCACGATGAGCGAAGCCTGGGCGGCATCCCGGGCCGAGCTTGGTGAGTTCATCGAGACCAACTACCCAGCCCTCGACATCGTGGACGGTGTCACCTGGGGGCCGGCCGCCATCAACGGCCAGAAGAAGCTGAGCGACGAGATCGAGCGGTTCACCGACGACTACCAGCAGCCCCCCGGGCTGATCGTCTACGACTACCTCGGCATCGACGGCGGTGACCTGAGCACCACGTTGGCGCTCGCCGGCTGGCAGAAGGAGATGACCAAGATCATGCCCATGCCGTTCCTCATCATCGCCCAGTCCAACCGTGGCGGCGCCCGGATGGAGAAGGACAAGGACGGCGCGATGGTGCGGCGTGGCTTCCGGATGGAGGACATGGCCTACGGCGGTGAGCAGCAGGCGGGGCTCATCATGGGCCTCAGTCGCTCGAACCGAATGCTCGGCGACGGCGTGATGCGCAGTGCGCTCGAGGTCGACGTCGTGAAGAACAAGGCCGTCTTCGACGGCTCGGGGCTGACGACCCCCGCAGAGCCCGTGACCCTCGTGCACTACGAGGGGCGCCTGGTGGACGCCCAGACGATCCGTCTGGCGGCCATGGCGCACGACCAATGGATGAGGGAGGAAGCGATGCGAGGTGCGTGGCAATGACGACCATGCTCGAGCTCTTCGACGGCAGGCACGACTGCTACTTCGACAGCCTCCATCGCAAGCCAGGAGCGCTCTACAACGGCGCTCTGGTGTGGACCGACAGGGCGTCCCAGCACCAGCGCCACGGTGGGTTCACCGTCGACCCCGAGACCTACTGGAAGGAGGTGTTCGACACCCATTGCATGGGCAACGACGACATCGGGGTTTACCCCCGTCGAGACGACGGCCTGTGCAAGTGGGGCTGCGTCGACATCGACACCGGTGACCTCAGCGAGGCGCTCGAGGTCTGGGGTGGGCTGAAGGAAGCGGGGGTCGGTGCGTGGATCGAAGCGTCGGGGTCCTGGAAGGACCTCAACAAGCGCGGCTACCACGTCTGGGTCTTCAGCGACGAGTGGATCGAGGCCATTCAGATGAGGGCCCTGCTCGTCGAGGTCGTCCGCCAGGCCGGCCTCCCCGACAAGACCGAGATCAACCCCAAGCAGATCGAGGCCACGAAGAAGGGCGTCGGCAACTGCGTGCGCCTGCCCTACGGCAAGCGCAGCCGGGAGCACCCCGGCTACAGCTGCATGACCTTCTCGCCGGCAGGCGAGTTCAAGGACTGGGACGTCGACGAGTTCCTCGAGGTCGTCGAGCTCGTCGACCACCGGCTGCTGCTGCAGCTGGGCGACAGCGCCCTGCGGCGGGCGTCGATGCGGAAGGCCGCTCACGACGCCTGTGAGGCCCTCCGCCAGCACGAGCAGTTCATGCCACCGTTCGCCCCGGGCGGGGCCACGAAGACCGGAGGGACCAACCAGAGGGCATGGAAGATCCTCCACGGGCTCGACCGTGCCGGTGATGGCGAGCGCAACCTCTGCGCCTTCGTCATCGCCTGTCACCTGAAGGGTGCCGGCAAGTCGCTCGACCAGGCGATCTCGGAGATGACGGTCTGCGTCCAGCGGTCCTTCGACGACGGGGCCAACTTCGTCGACGAGGCGATCGAGGTCTGCAAGAAGGTCTGGCGGAACGCCGCATGAGCGATCTCCAGGAGCGCTACGGCTGGCGCATGGGCAACCGCATCGAGGCCCTGCTCGAGGCGGCAGACGACGAAGTCGGCAACAAGATCCTCGAAGTGCTCCTCGACAACTCGGTTGCTGAAGCCCAGACCGAGGCTCGGAGGATCCGCTCCGAGCAGATCATGGTGCTCGTGTCGGAGATGAACACCTTCATGGGCAGGCTCGATGCGGCTGGGCTGAAGAGCCTCAAGCACTACGTCGAGAAGTGGGTCCGGGAGATCAAGGATCTCGAGTGGTGAAGCGCTCCCTGCAGGACCGTCTGGCCACGGCGCTGGTGCGCCTCGGCGTGCGAGCTCGAGGCTTCACCACTCCACAGGTGGTGGTCGGGACCCGGCGTGTCGTCGCCAGCAGAGCCGTCGTCGACGGGCTGCCGTGGCTCCAGTTCGGCGGGGCCACGAGGTCCAATGCCACTACTCGGCTGCGGGAGGTTACCCTCGTAGCGGCGCTCACCGACCGGATACCCGTGGTCGGTGTCATCCATCTCGGCACCGGCGACCTGACCCAAGTGCAGCTCCCCGGGTGGGCGTTCGCTGCACTTCTGAAGATGGTGGCCGAGTGCCCGAGCGACACCGCACAGATGGTACTGAGCGAGTACCTGCCCCTGGGTCTCCAGATGACGGAGGCGGATCGGGAGATGGCCTCTGGGATCGCCTCGAGCCTGGAAGGCCAAGGACGGTTCTCGTCCTCCACCTCCGACTGAGGCTGACGTTGGAGGAGATCTCCGACGCCCTCAGCCTCGACTACGAACTGGTTGCCTCGGCCCTTGCCGAGGCAGTCGCCACCCTACGAGAGGAGATGACCGATGGCTGAGCTGCCCACCGTGCTGCACATGGCCGTGCGCGACGCCATGCGGAAGGTGATCGCACTGTCGATCGAGCACGGCGACGACCAGGAGTTCATCGACTGGACCGTCGAGACCGACGGCTTCGAGGTGTTCTCCCGCCACGCCCTGTGGCGCAGCAGCGAGCTGTTGGTAGTCGACGCCGCCAACGGCGAGCTCTTCCCCGAGGGCGGAGCGGACGCTACGGCGTTCGACGACGTGTTCGAGACCCACGGCCGGCGAGAGGCTGGCCGGTGGTTGCGTTCCAGGTTGGTGACGTCGTCGTTGCAGCAGAGCCCTGACGGCTACGGAGCCACCCAGCGGGTGTTCTACGTGCCCGTCGGATCCAAGCTCGAAGCCAGCCGGCTCCGAGCACCGAAGACCAAGCACCGCGAGATGGTGCGACTGATGGAGGACTGATGGAAGAACTGACAATCGGCGTCGATGTCGACGGTGTGCTCTTCGACTTCGTGGAGGCTTGTCGCATCCGCTTCGAGGTCGAGAACCCACCCGAGCCCAAGTACGCCTTCTGGCGTGACTGGGGGCTCGAAGACGCCGACTTCTGGGGAGAGGTCCACGGTTCGGGTCTCATGACGAGAGGGCCCATCGACGAACTGGCGCTCGCCACGCTGAAGGCGTGGGAGGAACGAGGTCACCACATCCACGTCATCACCTCGCGCAACCCGATGCTGGGCTCCAACGCCCTGACGTGGCGCTGGCTTCACGACGCCGGCGTCCCGATGCGCAGCTTCACCCACACCAGCGAGAAGTGGCGGGTGAGCTGCGACGTCCTCATCGAGGACTTCGTGCCGACTCTGCAGAAGTGGGGAGTGGCCCATCAGATGTCGGGAGTTCCCATCTTGCTCGACCGTCCGTGGAACCGAGAAGATCGAGACCTCAAGACCATCTCCGTCTGCGAGGACTGGGGCGACGTCGACGCCATCATACGGCTCGTCGACCACTCATGAGCCAGAGCCCCAGGCGCAAAGCCATCCGAGAGTGCGACCGCTCCAAGCAGGGCCATCTCGCACCGAAGGACACCGGCCGAGGGGTGATGCTGTGCGGGCACTGCCACCGGATCATCCAGCCCATCAAGCCGACGCCGAAGGGTCAGGAACTTCCCGACCTGAAGGCGTTCACCGAGATCGAACAACCAGAAGGAGAGCAATGACCATCGAACGACTGACCTATCGGTCGAAGCAGACCAGCGAGGCCGTCCAGTTCCTGGGCGGCGCAGCCCAAGCGCTCGAGATCGTGGCGTGGGCCAACACCCTCGGCGCCACCGGGCGCTACCTGCCGGGTTCCAGCGGCACCAGCTCGGCCGCCGTGCCGGCTCGAGAGCAGCGAGTCCGGATCGGGCAGACCAACCCCAACGCACCGACGCCGGCGGAGCGATCCAAGTCCATCATCATGGACTTGGTCCCCGGCGACTGGTTGGTGGCCGTCGGCCGCCGCCTCTACAAGGTGGACGGCGCCGAGTTCGGCGCCCTCTGGGAGCGAGTCGACGACGATGGTCAGGTGACCGTCGGCAAGGAGCAGCTCACGCAGCTGTTTGGCAAGTGGGGCCTCCCCCCGTGGCCCAACGCTGATGGCGAGTACGTACTCGGCGGCGACGTCGACTGCGCCGCTCTCGCCCAAGAGATCCTGGTGGATCTCGAAGCCCTCTTCGAGGGTCGCTCAGCCGCCAGCGGCGCCGACGAGCGCGTTCCCGATGGGGACGATGAAGATGGCGGCGACGATCAGGAGAGCGCCACGGACGATCACTCCGTGGACGAGGTCGACGATCCCGAACACGAGGAAGATGATGGCGAGGAGCAGGAAGATGAGGCCCATGTCGGGCTGATGCCCCCGCTGCCGAGGCCTGAGACATTCCTCGAGACGGTGGGCGGTCTCAACCCTCACCAGCGTGAGGGGTTTGCCACCCACGACATCAACCCCGATGACGCCGCAGGGCTGTTCGACCCGACCAACGAGTTCGTCGCCGGCGAGCTCGGACTCGTCACCGACGATCAGGTCTCTGGTGAGTTCGTCGACGGAGGCACCTTCGAGTTCAGCTTCCACTCCGACGAGGAGCCGGACGGACAGACGCTTCCCGACCCCGACACGGGCGAACCCTTCGAGGTGTCGCCCGGCGACTTCGATGCGCCGCAGGACGAACGATGATCGAGAGCGAATACATGTTCCTGCTCGGCATGGTGCAGGACCTTGGGGCGCTCAGCACCGCCGACGAGATCTCCTCACAGTGCAATGGGATCATCGAGGCGGTCGCCGCACTGCGCGACCGGAAGGTCCGGCAGATCATGCAGGACGAGATCGACGAGCACACCGTGGACTACGGGCTCGAGACCACCACCGAGGGACGCACCGTGCTCCCCGAACCGAAGGAGAACTGAGATGGCGGACCCCCGCAACCTCGTCGAGAAGAAGGTCATCGTCGAGTTCCACCAGACGAAGAAGCTGGGCAAGTGGACCTGGCGCCTGAAGGGCAAGAACGGGGTCAACTGGGCCGGCCCCGACAAGAACAAGGGCTTCTTCTCGAAGGCCAACGCCCAGCGCTCGTTCTGGGCCATGGTGTCCGCCCTCGGCGGTGACCCCAGCCTCATCGAGGTGCGGATCATCCCGCGCAAGGGCTACCCCGACGTCTACGACGGAAGGACCGACACGAAGTGACGGATCCAGTCGAGCGGGCGGAGGCCGAGCAGGGCCTCCGCTCCGCCGTCGCCCGCTATGCCGAGGTCATCGGGTGCAGCGACCCCGATGACCTTCTCGACACCTTCGTCGTGGTGGCCTCCTGGCTCCCGCCAGAGGCGAACGGCAAGTGCCGCTACGTGCTGCTGTGCCCGACGGAGACGCCGGCGCACACGCTCCTCGGACTCTTCTCGATGGGTGAGAGCATCATCCTCGGAGACGATTACTGATGGGCGTCATCTTGGAGAAACTGCCGCTGGAACCCCTGGAGCGCAGAGCGTTCCTCGAGTCAGGGCTCCCGCCCCACGACGATGAGCACTGCGGATGCTGCGACCGCGTCCAGGGCGACAACTACAGCACCGAGAATCAGCACTCCAGCATCGGGAGATGCTGGAGTGTTCGCAGCTTCGCTCACGCCGTCGGACAGAGGTCCGACAAGGCCATCCATCGGTGGCGTGAGGAGGGCGGCCTCACCCACCGTGCTGCCGACAAGGCGGCCACGGCGCTGGGGCTCCACCCCTCCGCGATCTGGGCGGAGTGGTGACCGCCAAGATCATCCCGTTCCCCACCGGGAAGAAGGCGGAAGACCTGAAGCTCAGGATCCTCCTTCGGAAGAGCCTCAAGCTGATGCAGAAACCTCCGGAAGGAGACTGGCTCATCCGAGCCGGACAGGAAGCTGAAGAGCGCATCGCTGCGATGGATCCCGACTTGCTGTCGCCGTCGGGACGCATCCTGCGAGGGCTACCCCCTCGTGGCAGCGAGGACGACCGACGTCGGTAGCGACGCCAGTCCTGCCAGCTGCAGCGCCTGGACCGGTCGACCCTTCGTGGCGACCAGGGCCAACCAGAAGCTGATGCTCGCAAGAGTACTACGTGTATACAGGTGGACAAGATATACTCCTGGGCAATGACTGCATGGGGTGTACCTCGACGATTCCTGGAAGCCGCCACCGGCGGTGATGACTGCGTCATCTGGCCGTTCTCCCATGACGCCCGTGGCTACGGGGTGATTCGAGTCGACGGCAAGATGCGCAAGGCCCACCGGGAGTCTCTCCTCTTCCACCGTGGCGACCCGCCGGCGGACAAGCCGCTGGCGTGCCACGGCCCATGCCACACCAAGGACTGCATCAACCCCGACCACCTGTCGTGGGGCAATGCGTCCTCGAATGCTCAAGATCGTGGCCGCGACGGGTCGCAGCTTCAGGGCGAACTGTTCCCGGTGCGCAAACTCCGGGATTGCGACGTCATCGAAATGCGACGTCTCCGAGAGGAAGGCGTCTCCTGCAAGGATCTCGCCGAGCGATTCGGAGTGTCACGTCCACTCGTCAGCCGGATTTGCCGGCGGCTGAAGTGGGCGCACCTCGACTAGCGGGTGGCCATCAGCACTATCGAGGTCGGGATGGAGGCCATCCCCGCCAACTTGGTCGCCTTGATGGGGTTGCCTCTGGATGCAACAAGGGCGATCCACCACGACAAGCAGTAGGGGCACTCGGCCAACTCCTGGAGCTTCTTCGCCGGAAGCTCCGGGAGGTTGGCTGCGGCCCAGTCGCACAGAGCCTCTCTCGGCTCCTCCAAGACGCCGAAGTGGGTCAGTACCAGACTCAGGTAGCTGAGCCCCGCAGCGGCCCTCAGAAGCCGTGTCACGGCGCCTCGTAGATCTCGACAGTGAGCTGACACGGATCGACCTCGGAGCTGCACATCTTGTTGCGCTTCGTGATCGCCGCATCCTGGCTCCGGAACGGAGCCGTCACTGGAGTTTCCCCGTCGTAGACGGCGAAGAGCGTCCGAGGGGACGGTGCCGATGACCGCCGGGGGACCAGGGAGTTGCTCGAGCAGTTGCACATCAGCGGTCGTTCCTTGCTGCCAGCCGTCGCTCGATGTTAGCGCTCGACTGCGCTCGCCTCTGCTCCGCCTCGGGCACCGCCCGGATCGGCGCCCCGAAGAACCGAGCCATCGCACCGAGGACCTTCTGGTCGATGCCGTCGCCGTCGGCGAGCGGCGTCGTGATCTTGGTGACGTTGCCCAGCATCGGGAAGACCTCGCCGGCGGCGTAGGCCGCGTTGGGCGAGTTCCAGTACCACTTGCCCTTCTTCATGTGGGCGAAGCTCTTGACGAAGGCCTCGCCTCCCGAGCCGCTCTTGTAGATGGCGTCGAGCGGGCCCTGGATCGAGGTGGCCGTGTCGACCGGGATGCCCTCGGCGTCCCGTCCCGACGCCAGTGCGATCGGGAAGGCGATCGCCGGCAGCGCATCTTGCTGCACCGCCTGGCTCAGCGGGGCCGTGGGCCCCTCCTTCATCACGTCCTGGAAGAGCTTCACGAGATCGCTGCCCGGGTCGGGCACCGACAACCCCAGTTGGGAGTTGGCATCGAACCCGCCGCCCGGCTCCTGGGTGTAGCGGGGAGCCCGGTCGTCCTTCGACTTGTGCTGCTCGGACCAGAGCCCGAACGTCGTACGAGCCATGGCCGGCCGGTGCAGGGTCATCTCGGTGTAGTGGGCAAGCGATCGAGAGCGCCAGATCCAGAAGGGGAAGATGCGACGCAGTCCGTTGTCGGCACGGCTCAGGTCGGAGTAGTCGAAGTGGCTCTCCATCACCCGATCGAACGCACGCTCCACGGTGTCGCCGCTCAGGCGACGCTGAGCGAAGAGGTCCACTCGGAGCAGCGCCTCGACACCGGGTCGGGCGATGAAGTCCTCAGCGCCCTCCTCGAGCAGCTTGAGATCCGCACGCTCCTGAGCGTTGGTGACGAACTTGCTCCAGGCGTTCAGCCGCGCCCCACGCTCGATGCCGCCGGCGAGATGGTGCTCGAACCACAGCGCCGGGTGTGCCGGGATCTCGGCCACGGCCGACGTCACCGACCCCAGCGTGCCGAAGAGGGGCGAGTCGCCGAACCGAGCCTCGTTGCTGAGACGTCCGGTCTGCCACGCCTGCGCCACGCTGCGGCGCCAGCCGAGCTTCACGCCCTCAGTGGACTGGCCGGAGATCTCCTTGAAGAGCACGGACTCGGTCACGCCAGCCTGGCGTGCCTCGACCACGGCCCCAAAGACGTCCTCGCCGAAGTGCTTCTCGGCTCGACCCTGCAGCTTGCCGACGAGCTCGAGGATCCGGCTCTTCTCCGGACCGTCGACGAGCGTGGAAGCGAAGCTGGCGAACCCTTCGAGCGAACGGGCGACCGAGTCGGCCGCCCACACCTTCTTCGAGGTCCCGAGATTCACGCCCTGGCGGATGTTCTCGATGGTGCCACCGGTCAGGTTGCGAGGGGAGAAGCTGGCCGTGCCCACGAACTGAGCCTTCAGCATCGACGAGATCATGTCCCACGCCGCCGTGAACTGCGTCGAGGCCACGGGGGCCTCGTTGGTTGCGATTGCAATGAACGCCGGGGCAGCGCCCTCGTCCGCCAGGGCGGCGCCACGCCACGGCATGGAGAACGCACGAGCGCTCTGCTCCTCGAGCCACGCTGCGTGGATTCGTGCCGTCTCGGTGTACTGGCTGACCGGCTCGACGAAGCGGGCGGTCGAGCCCTTGGTCGTGTAGCCGTTGACCGCCCGGTCCCGCATGACGTCGACCCAGCCAGCGGCGCCCTCGAGGCGCCGGCGCCACATCTCCATCACGGCCTCCTCGGACCGACGGACGACCTCACCGGCGGAGTTGGTGTAGTAGGCCACCTTGGGCTCCATGGCGAAGGCGGGGAATCCCTGCTGCACCACCTTGAAGTCGGCCGAGCCACCGAGGATGGTGGCGATGAGCGGCGTCTCCTTCAGCACGTCGATCTCGCGCTGCAGCCGGATGCCCTCGGCGATGCCGGCGATGCTCCGCTCATTCACGAGATCGATCAGGTGCTCGGTCATCGACTCCTTGACGATGAGCTCCTTCAGCGTCTCGGCGTGGCTCTCCGCCAGTCGGGGCTGGTTGCGCACCAGGGTGTCGAGCTTGGTGCGGGTGGTGCGGATCTCCTTCAGGGCGTCGGAGAGCGCCGCCTTGGCGGCCGTCGCCTCCTCTGCGGTGATGACGACGTCTCGCCCGATGCCGGGCAGATCGTGCGCCAGGAGCTTGTCGACGAGCGGACCCCGCTCCGCCTCCAGCTTGGTGATGCTGGGGGTGCGCAGCAGCGTGGCCTCCAGGCTCTGCAGTGCCATCTCGTGGTTCTCGCCGAGGGTGGCCACCTCCCGCATGTAGACGCTGGAGTTCTCGATCGACTCGAGGGTGTTGAGCAGGGCCTTGAAGCTGTCGTGCAGCGCCGGGTTGCCGGCGATGACGTCGCGCACCATGGCGAATCGCTCGTAGCTGCCGAAGGCGCCACTGGTCCCGAGGGCCACGTCGACCGAGTCGGCGACGTTGCCGATCAGGGTGTTGAGGAAGGACAGGTCCCCGTTGCGGAACTGGTTCAGCGTGTCGACCCCGATCTCCCCGGTGAAGACCCGCTCCAGCTTCTCGAGTCCCTGGCCCGTCTCCATGAAGGTGATGGCGTCGTCGAGCAAGGGACGGATGGCATCGATGGCGTCGCCCAGCGTGCCGAGGGTGAAGGCGGCCAGGTCCTCATGGGCGATGCCCATGGAGGAGACCGGTCGCCCCCGAACTGCAGCGTTGAGCACGTCCTCGGCCCCGTCGGCGCCTGCGGCCGCCACTTCCTCGGCCACCTGCAGCCGGCGTGCCGTCGCCTGCACCGACTTGCCGATGTCCTTCAACTCCTGCAGCACCTCGGGATTGCCCCGGCGCAGCACCTCGTACCAGCCGCCGTGCTCGTCGGCGAGCGCCTGCATCCGGGGATGGGCGTTCTCCTCGAAGAAGCGGGCGATGGTCGCCCGATTGATCGCCCCCTCGGTCTGGTCGAACCCACGGGTGAAGAGCTGCGTCGACCCGGCGTGGCTCGCCAGCCGGTCGAGCTCGATGTTGTCGCCGAAGACGTCGCGAGCGAACCCGAGGAAGCGGTTGTACTTCTGCCAGAGCGTGCCAGCCTTGGCCGCACGGAAGTCCTCGTCGCCGAGTGCCAGATTCAGCAGGCTGGTCGCCTGACTGCGGCCGCCGGCGGGAACGCCGGGCGGTGCCACGGGAAGCGGAGGGAACTCGGAATCGATGAGCTGGTGGATCCGGTCGGCCAGCGGCTTGGTGGCCACCGTCCCCATCTCCATGGCGGCCGCCGCCTGGTCGAGCACCTCGAGCTCGGCACGGGCCGCCTCGTCGAGTTCCCGGTATCCGAGGATGGCCAGGTGGGTGCGCTCCAGCTTGTCGGCCGTCGACTCGATGTCGCGCAGCAGCTGGCGCTGAGCCTTGGCCGCCTCGACGGCGTCATCGGCCACGCCCCGTGCGGCGTCGGCCGTGGTCATGGCCTCGCCCAGCACGGCCCGGAAGGATTCCTGGTCGAGCACGTTGCGCTCGAGCTCGGCGTCGATCTTGGCCATCCGCTCTGCGGTGACCCCACGCTCCCGGAGCCCCTGGTACAGCTCTCGCTTCGTCTCGAGCAGATCCTCGAACGACTTGCCGGCATCACCCAGCCGGCCGATCACGTTGTCGGCCGTCTCATTGATGAGATTGTGGAGCTCGGGCGTGGAGAGGGGAACCTCCTTGGTCTGCGGCGTGACCGCCAGAGCGATGTCCTCCATGTAGCTGAGGAGCTTCGCCTCCTTGCCGACCTGCTCGGCGCCCCGGGGGCTGAACAGCTCCTTGGCCGACCCGACCCGGGTCAGCGCCTCGAGCCAGTTGAAGACCCCGTCGGTCTCCTTGGCGATCGACACCGAGGTGGTGAGGGCGTTCAGCGTGGCACGAGCGAGGTCACCCTCGTCGAGCCTCTTCTGCGCCATCCGTCGAGCGTTCTCCGTGGCGATGCGAGTGAGGTCCGCACCGAACTCCGGGTCGCCGAACACCCGGTCGGCGACCTTCAGCGTCACCGACATGGCCGAGCCCTGGCGCTCCAGCTCCATGACGTCGGCGGGGATGTCGGCTCGGCGCATGGCGTCGTGCAGCGCCGTGGCCAGCTGGACCTTCATCTGCCCCTTGGCCCCACTCACGCCATCGACCGACTCGAACGCCGCCTGCTTCGAGCGCGTCCACACCGGAGTCGGGAGAACACCCTCGGTTCCCGCCACGAGCCAGCGGGTGGCGTCCTCCTCGGTGTCTCGGGCGAGCACGACCGAGACCTCCTGCTGTGCCCGGGTGGCTGTGGCCGACAGGGCCTTGCCCCCGGCACGGATGATGCCGTCGAGGCGCGCTGCGTTGAGCACCGTCAGCGGGTACATGGCCATCTGCTCGGCCGTCACCTTGTCGATGGACGTCCCCAGTGCCTTCTCGAGGCGCCCCAAGGCCTTCTCCCGGGCTGCGGGAGCGTCGATGGTGTTCTCCAGCGCCGCCTTCCAGAGCTGCCCAGAGCGCCCCATTCCGGGCTGCAGGAGGCCACCGAAGGCGGTGGCCGCAGCGTTGTCGACCTCACCCAGTCCCGCCTTGCGGACGAAGACGAGCGGGCTGGGGATGGCGGAAGCACCGCCGAAGGCCGCGTCCAGTGTGCCGGAGGCCTTCTGGGAGAACGGGTTGAAGGCCCGACCAGAGAGGATGTCCTTCGGGTTCCCTCGCCAGAGGCGGTTGGTCAGGCCGAGGGCGTCACGCCCTGCGGCATCGAGTCCTCGGTAGTAGCCCCCGGTGTAGGTGTCCCGGATGACGTCGGATGCTGCCCGGCCGCCGAAGGTGGCGAGCTTCGTGTTGCCGGCGACCATCGGGCCCTGCCCGGTGGCTCGCCCGACGTCGGCTGCGAGCTCGTTCATCCGCTCGGTGACGAGAGCAGCTCGCCCCTTGGCGCTGCCGGGCGCCTCGTGGATCAAGCCGGTCGGCGTGTAGCGGGCCGAGCTGAGGACGTTCTCGCCAGCGAGGAGCGCCTCTCCATTGATGGCCCCGTAGGACTCCCGGAAGGCGTCGGCCGCCATCTTCTTGGCAGCCAGCGCCGAAGCGTCGTCGAGCATGCCGTCGCGCAGCCCCGCTTCGGCTGCGTCGAGCGCCGTGTGGTACTTCGAGATCTCGGCCAACCCCCGGGCGGCGAAGGACTCGCCGCCGTCGATGAGTGCTCGCTCCTCGAGCTTCTTCACCGGAGCCACCAGGCGGACCCCCTCGTCGATCCCCTTGAAGGCGTCCTCCACGAGGCCGGCTCCACCGATCCAGTTGATGGGGTCGACGGCGATGTCGCCGATGAAGCCCACGGTCTCGAGGGCCTTCATGCCAAGGTTCTCGAGACCAGACTCGGTGCCCTTCAGGTAGTCCATCTGGGTCTGCTCGTCGGTGAAGAGCGCCTTCAGTGGATCAGCCAAGCTGAGCTGCTCGTTGCCGAGCAGCTGCTGGATGAGCGACAGGTCACCCTTCCGCTTGATCGTCTCGGGCTTGCCCCGCTCCCCGATCAGCGTGCTGTCGGGCGTGGTCGCCGCAGCGATGCTGGCGGGGATGATGCCGAGCACGGCGAGAGGGTTGACGTCGCCGGTCTTGTTCTTGCCAGCGGTGCGGGCAGCCTGACGGGCGCCCTCGGCCACCTGGCCCTTGGCCTTGGTGCCGGCGCCCTCGATCTCGGCGAGGATCTCCTCGTAGCTCTTGCCCGACGTCGAGGGTGTGGTGGTCGGGGTCGACGGCCCGCCGCCTCGGCCGCTGCGCCACGGGCGGTCCGGATTGTCGGCCATCAGCTATCGCCTCCTGCGAAGTAGGCTGCTCGGGCTTCCCGGTCGGCGGCAAGCACCTTCTCGAACTCGCCCTGGAGCTCGGGCGGCACGTCGCCGCCGGCGAGCACCTTGGCCAGCTGCACCATCCGCATCTGCGGGACCGTGAGCATGTCCGACGTCTGGCCGTCGAAGACCTGGGTGATCGCATCGTCGGTTCGGGCGCCGGCACTGAAGCGGCGACGCAGCATGTCGAACTTCTCTTGAGCCGTGGGGTCGTCCTTCTTGGCGTTGGCCACCGTCTCGGCCGCCTTCTCGTTCGCCCAGTCAGACTTCACCTCGGCATCCCACACTGCCTCCTGGCTCTTGCGAGCCTGGGTCTGCGCTGCCTTCCGGGCAGCTGCGTCGGCGGAGGCGATCTCGCTCTCGGCGCTGGCGGCCGCCTGCGCACGGTCGGTGAGTTCGGCTCCGAGCTGGTACTGGGCCTCGGCCTTGCGCTTCTGCTCCACGAGACCGGCCGCTGCGAGGATCGCATCGTCGGTCGCCGTCGTGTCGAGCTGCCCGACGGGCGTGACGATGTCGGCGACGGACGCCCGCTGGGCCCCGGCGACGCCGTACTGGTCCTGCGCCGTCGACTCCCCGGGAACGGGGAGTGCAGCGTCGAGCGGCAAGGGCTTGCCCTCGACCCCCGCCTGGTAGATCTGATTGATCTGGTCGGTGCGCTGCGTCGCCGTGATGGCGTCGTTCAGGATCTTCTGCTTCGCCGCCTCGAGTTCGGCCGGCGCCTGGTTCGCATCCTGAGCGTGGAGCTGTAGCAAGAGGTCGGCGTAGTCGGCCGAGCCCATCGGCTGCGCCGAGGCCAATGCGATCGGGTCACCCTGCGAGGGGACGCGGTCGATCGAGTCCGGAGTCGAGCCGCCCACCGCCGGCGGCGTCTGCGTACGGGCGAGCTGATCCTTCATCGCCTGCACCTGCGAATCGATCTCTCCCTGCGCTGTGCCGGCCGCCTTCGTCGACTCGTAGAGCGGCTCCAGGGCTGACGGGTCGATCTGCAACTGGTCGGCGAGGTCCTTGCCGGACTTGGCCGAGCCGAGGATCTTTGCCAGCGCCTTGGGGTCTGCGAGCAGGCTCTTGTACGCATCGGCACTCGAGTCCGAGCCCTGGAAGATGTTGCTGATGGCGCCACCCTCGGACGCCTGGATCCCCGTCGACAGTGACCGCGCCTGCAGGAAGGCCGTGAGGTCCTCGAGGGACGGGGGAACCCACTGATCGAGCAGGTCGGTGAACTTCGCCGTTCCGCTCAGGACCTTGTCGATCGTCGACGGCGTGTCGAGCGACAGCCGGGGCGGGGGGGTGTTCACCTTCGGCGTCGTCCCGGCGATGCCGGAGATCGTGCCATCGAGGAAGTCCTGCAGCGAGGTCTTCTTCTTGGCGGGCTGGGGGCCTCCTGCCGGCGAGGTGGCCGGGGGAAGGGTCCCCGGGGTCGGGTACGGCGGCATGGCGCCTCCTAGTAGGTGCTGACGTGGACGTGACGCAGATGCCGAGCGTCACTGGCGAACCCGGTCACGGCTCCCGACGGAGTGTAGGTCTGCCACCCCTTCCCGGGATACCAGATGCGGTCGGCGTGGATGATGTACTTGACCTTGAACTGTGCAGCGCGCTCGATCACCCACTGGGCGATCACCTGTCCCTTGTCCCCGGAGCCGGGGATGTCGAGTGCGTGTCCGGTGGTGTGATCCGACTTGTAGGGGCGGTACGCCCGGCCGCCGATGGAGCCCGGCTTCATCGTGAAGGCTTCGGCCACGGCCATCTTCAGGGCGTAGGTGTTCTCGGCGAGACCATCGAGGTCGGAGCGGGCCGGGTTCTGCCCTGCCCCAGCCTGAGCATCCTTGACGTAGGAGCCGTCGTTGACCGTGGGTAGCGTGAACGATCCGCCCGTGAGCGGCGGCGCCGAGATGATCGTCGTGGTGGCGAATGACAGCAGGTCGGCCACGGTAAGGAGCTCGGCCATGACGTCGAGACTCTGGCCGAGGTCGGTCGACAGCGAGGCCGCCTCGTCCTGCTTCTCCGAAGCGACGGGGCTGTGGATGCTCTCGTTCTCCCGGCGAGGGCCCTGGGGGCGCTGGTCTCGCCGGCGACGGGAGGGAGGCTTCCCGCCGCCAGGGACGACGAGCGGCATCAGTACCAGTTCTTGGCCGCGTGGAACGCCAGCGCCTTCTCGGGCGTGCCGTACCGGTCCTTGATGTACTTGGCCATGTAGGCGAGCTGCTGGGCCGGATCCGCCGTCTTCGCTCCGTAGCTCTTCCACGTCGAGTTGAGGAACTGACCGAGGCCGAAGGCCGTCGACGTCGGGTTCTGAGCGTTGGGCCGCCAGCCCGACTCGGCATTGATGAGAGCGTCCCAGGCTGCGAACTGGTTCGAGTCCCAGCCCATCGACTGGTTGACCGCCTGCGCCAGGGTGCGCAGCGCCGGGTCCCCCTTGCCGATCTGGTAGTTCTTCTGCCCGATGTACGGCGACGTCCCTGACGGCGCCGAGATCGAGGGAGCCGTAGCCGCCGGCGTCCGTGACGCCAGCAGGTTCACGCCGGGCGTGGCCGAGCTCACGCCGAGGAGCGAGTCGATCGACGTCTGCGTCGACGACTTCGTGAGCGGCTCGAGCAGGCTGCCGAGAAGATCCCGCTGCTCATTCGCTCCGGTCTTCGGGCGGTTGGGATCGAGCTTCGCTCGTGCCTGCTCCACCGTCGTACCCGACAGCGCCGCACGCTGCTCGAGGTCGAGCTGCTCCTGCTGACGCGCCGGAAGGACCCGCTGGGGTCCGTAGAGCTCATCGAGGAGGGGCATCGGTCAACCTCAGTACGTGTTGGGCGGGGGCTTCATGTCGTTGAGCACGCTCACGAACTCGCCCTCGCCGGGAAGCCCCGTCGGGAACTCGGCCGACATCGCCTGGTCGATCTGTAGCCCCGCCACCCCGGCGGCGGCCGCAGCTGCGATCGACATGGGCTTGGGGATCTTCGTGGCCGCAGCGTCGGGTGCCGACGTGCGCTCTCCCTCGCGGCCCTGCCCTGCGAACCACTTCGCCGTGTCGGCCACGTTGTCGTCGGCCGACATCGGCTGCACTGCCGGACCATGCGGCCCTGCCGTGGGTCCCGGCGCCGGCACGGCCCCGATGATGTTGGGTCCATCGAGGGGGTGCTGCTTGAAGTGCGAGCTCGTCTCGCCGAAGAGCGAGTCCAAGATGTCGTCGGAGTGCCCTCGGCGAGCGTTGCGCATCTGAGCTGCTGCACGCCGAGAGAGTCCACCTCGTTCGTCCTTGGTGGTCGACGTCGATGAATTGCCCATGGGTGGTATCCCCTTCTACTTGATCCACGCCAGGGTCTGATTGACGCCCTGGTCGTACTGCTGCTGGCTCCGAGCCAGTGCGTCAGCGTAGAGCTGCCGCAGTTGGTCCTGACGCTGGGCCTCGAGGTTCTGTCGACCGACGTCGAGCTGGAACAGAGCGCTGGTGTTCTGGTCAGCGAGGCCGGCCAGGGTGCGGTCCCGATCGAGCGCCTTCTGGAAGAGGTCTTGGTTCGCCTGGTGATAGCCCGCCCCGCTGAAGGCGGCGGCGGCCTGGGTGGGAATGACGGCCGCTCCGTAGTTCTCCTTCGTCTGCAGCGCTGCCCGGTCCCGCCCTGGCTGAGCGATGCCGAAGGCCTTGTCGAGGTTCTCGGCCGCTGCGCCGGCGGAAGAGTTGGTGTTCGACACCCCGGCGTTCAGAGCGTCGAGCTCCTGCTGGCTCAGCGGGCGCTGGGTGCCGACAGGGATCGGAGGGATCGAGGTCGCCTCGTTGCCGAGGTTGCGGAAGTTCGACCCCATCCCGGTGCGGAAGGTGTTCCAGTCCGAAGCGGCCACGACGTGGCGCTCGTACCCCTGAGAGATCAGCTGGGCGATCGTAGCGGGGTTGGTGGTCTGTACCGCCTGCTTGGTGGTCGGGTCGATGAAGACGATCTGATCGACCGCCGGCGAAGCGCCTCGGTCGAGGGAGTCCGGAGTGGGCATCTCGCCTCCTAGGAGCGCTCGGTGATGGCTGCGTACTTGACGTCGAGCTCCTCGACCGTCCAGGCAGCCTCTGAGCCCACGTCGTGGACCTCGATGGAGAAGGATACCCCACGGCCCGGCGTCGCCACTCGGACGGCACGGGCGGCCACAGGGCCCACTCCGACGACGTCGCCGCAGAATACCGGTCCGTTCTGGTAGGTCTCGCCCTTGGAGTCGGTGTCGCAGAGCAGCACGCTCTCCGGCGGGTCGCACTCGTAGGGCGTCAGGTCGAGATCGATCAGCCCCGTCTGCCCGCCGGGGATCAACGGCTGCAGGTAGCCCGGCTGCTCGCAGCTCGGCGTCGAGCGGGGCTTGGGCCCCGTCGTTGCCTTCATCGTCATCGTGGTGCGGTCGGTCCCCACGACCGTGAGCGCCACCCGCTTCCACTGCTTGGTGAGGTTGGGCAGGCCGTCGTCGAAGAAGGCCGTCTTGAACCAGGGGGCGTACTCCTCGGTGGTGAAGCCGTAGTCGTCGACGATGGCGTTGGTGCATTCGTTCAGCCGGACGGCGCCGAGCGGACGGCCGCCGGCGCCGGTCGTGAAGCCGACCAGGGAGGAGTCGTTCGCCTGGGGCTCCCACCGGGCGAACTCGGAGAAGCCGACGTCCCAGCGCGTCCACGCCCCACCCTTGGATGTCGAGCTCAGGTTGGTGTGAAGCACGAAGGTGGTGTTGTTGACCGGCACGTCGCTGTCGAGACAGCAGGAGACGAAGACCTTGGTGCCGTCGAACCCGACGGCCACGGTCTCAGCGTTGCTGATGCGGCCGCAGTCGAGGAGCGGGAAGATCGGGTCGAAGACCTTCTCGGGCAACGAGTTGCCGGCGATGACGTGAAGCCCCTCGTGCTCGTCGAAGAACCAGACCGAGTTGTTGTGCACCGTCACGGCCTTGGGCCCCGCCAGGCCGAGGTTCGTCGTCAGGTCGTTGGTCAACACCGTCGACCCGTTGGTCGACAGGACGTGCACCGAGTGGCGCTTGAAGGCGTAGAGCGTGGGGCCGGCGCTCACCAGCTTGCTGATCCGGTCAGCCTGGTTCCCCGTGATGAAGGTGATCCGCTGGTTCTCGTAGAAGTCCTCCTGCCCGGTGAGCAGGCCCTCGAGGGGGGCTCCGTCGGGCTGCTCGGCCACGGGCGCCGACCACCAGACGGCATCGGGGTCGGTCATGTAGACGAGGGTGTTGGCGATGAACACCGTGTCCCGGTAGGTGGTCGCTGCGCAGTTCGGCGGCACGCCGAGGTTGGTGACCTCGGGCGTGATGTTCATGGGATGCACGAACACGCTCGTCACGTCGTCGGTGGTGGGGAATCCTTCCCCGCCCCACCGGATGACCCGAAAGCCGTCGCTGACGTAGAGCCAGCCGCCGGCCGACCAGGCGTGGGGCAGGCACCGAGAGTCTTCGTCGCTGATGGTGCCGAAGACCGTCTCGCCGAAGCACTCCTCGCCACCGCGACGCTGGCGGATCTCGAGGTCCTCCATCACGACGAACATGTAGTCGTTGCCCATCTTGTCCTGCCACGTCCATGCGGCCACGACCGGTTGGTCGAGCTCGCACGTCGTGAAGGGGATGAACGCCCGCCGGCTGCCGATGGCGCCGGACTCGGAGAGGTCGACGTCGGCGCAGTCGATGAGCTCCGATGCGGTCAGACCGTAGGTGAACGAGTAGTTCACTCCGCCGTTGAGCCGTCGGGTTACGAACTCTCCTCGGCGGGGCCCCGAGGAGATGGCCTTGAACTTCACAGCGCTCGCCACCAGTCGCCGCCGAGCTCGCAGCAGGACGTCGGGGAGAGGTAGCGCTTGGCGCCCATCTGGTACATGCCTCGCTCCCGGGCGGTGCCCGTGACGAGTCCCGGGTTCGCCCGCTTCAGCTGGGAGAACTCGCCTTGTGCGAGGTTCAGCCAGTCGGCACCTCGAGGGGCGTCGTCGCTCATGAAGAAGACCATCCCGATGACGGCCTTGGCGTAGACGTTGCGGAAGATCTCCGGCAGGTCGATGTCGTTCCAGACTCGACAGGGCTCATCGTCGACCGTGATCTCCACGAAGAACGGAGGACCCGGCTTGCGGTAGCCCACGACCACCACGGTCGCCGGCGGGTCGCCGTCGGGCACGATCGCCGTAGCGCCCACCTGGGCCGTCGTGACGGCCGTCGACGAGCATCCCCACGTCACCTCGTTGCGAGCCTCGCAGTCGCCGCTCCCGGCGCTGCACGAGGCGGAGTGGAGCTGGTACTGGACGTCGGGGATCTCGGGGTCATCCTCGTCTTCGGGGACGAAGGTTCCTCGAGCCGAGCAGATCTTGGCGATGCCAGCCGGCAGGACGTAGCCGCCCTCGCCGGCGGAGATCTCCCACTCGGTCAGGTAGACGGGGTTCTCCTTGAGGTCCGCCCACATCTGGTCGAGGGCATTGCCCAGGGCCAGCATGAACAGGAGCTCGCTCTGCTCGTCGAGGGGACCGTAGGTCGCCACGACCATCATCCGCACGTCGTGGTAGGTGCGGACTTCCCCGCTGAACATCGCCATGGCCGGATCCTATCTATCGGGACGCGAAGAGGGAGCGGGTGGGGATACCGGCCACCTGCTCCCTCTCCACGTTCATGTCGCCCCGTGGGGCCCTGCTCAGCCCGCGATGGCGGCGGCGAGGGCGTCCACGTTGCAGATGTTCACCGGGGCGCAGTAGTCGTCGATGATCGGGTTGCAGATCAGCAGGTGAGCGTTGCGACGACGGGTGTGGATCGAGAACATCCACATCTCCCAGAGGTACTTGTTGAGCGGGTTGTTGAAGGCCGCCTGCCAGCCGGTGTTCTTGAACCAGAACTCCGGCACGTACTTGAGGTAGACCTCGTTGAAGTCGAAGACGCCGATCGAGTTGGCCGGCCACAGGACGTCCTCCACGAAGACGATGCCGTTGAACTCGATGCTCGAGAGCACCGGGTACGGGTCGTACGTGGCGCCCTGCAGGTTGACGTTCTGGATGCCGCGCCGGCGCTGGACCGAGAGCAGGATCTTGAGGTACGTCGCCTGGTCGCAGATGGCGACGTAGCGGCTGTTCGGGGTGCGACGCAGGTGCGTCCACTCGATGAGCTTCTCGAAGTTGAGGTGCCCGTCCCAGTAGTCGGGGTCGTCCTCGTCGAGGAGGCTGAGCACCTCGGCGTCGTAGATGCCGGCACGCCAGAAGGCGCAGTCCTCGTCGGCCCCGGAAAGCGTGAGGTACTGCGGCCGCAGGGTGTCGTCACCGAGGATGGCGAGCAGGCCGTAGCCCGTGCCCCGCTGGAAGTCGGTCACCATGTTGGGGCCGTTGAAGGAGTTGGCGAACATCACGTCCGCCGTGTCCATGTGCTTGGGCGTGTCCTTGCCGTCGCCGTAGATCATGGCGTAGGCGAGCGCCATGCCCGAGTCCTCCTTGAAGGCGTCCATCTCCTCCTTCAGGTTGTTGAAGAGGGCGCCGGGGCCGCGGTTGTCGAGCTCGTCGAGCACGCAGGAGTCGATGCCGTCGACGTACAGCTTCGGGCTGTAGCCGACTCGCTGCCCCTTGCGCTTGTCGGGCAGCGGGAACGGATCCTTGCAGCCGACCGACGTCATCACCGTGGTGCGGGTGTTGCGCACGGTGAAGCTGGCGTTCGAGATCGGGCCGGTCCACGACTCGACGTGGGCGTAGCGCTGGAGCAGCGAGAGGACCTCGGTCTGCTGGTTCCAGGTCTTGGTGAGGCCCTTCTCGATGTTCTCGAGAGTGGCCAGCACGAGGAGCTCGGTCTCCGTGCAGGCCGTGACGGGCAGGGCATTGAGCGTGGTCGCCATGTGGGGTTCTCCGGGTGGAAGCGAATGAGGTTCCACTGGAACTCGCCCCGAGGCGACTCGTCAGCTCGAGGGGATCATACACCGATCCCCAGATGGCGCCACCCTTCGAGAAGATTCCCCGGTCTCAGCTCAGCAGATGCGCTCCGACCGCGTCAGGCGGGGTGGCTCCGGCGGTGCCGGCGGGATGGGGAGGACTGGATGGGTCATGGCGTGTGCGAGGACAGCATCTTCACCACGGTGTACGAGCCGGCGCCGGCCCCGACTTGGCGCTGCTCGTACTCGACGACGGCCCCAGGGGTGGTCGGCGGTGACGGCGCCACCCCGCCCTCCCAGACGGCCCCTGCGCCAGCATCGAGCGTGAGCTCCCAGCCACCGGTTCCATCCTGGGTTGTGACGAACCTGCAGGTGCGAACGGTGTCGTCGCTGTTCCACGACTTGGGCTGCACCTCGGTGTCCTCGGTCAGCGTGAAGGGCTGGTACTCGCCGAGGTACGCCTCGATCACCACGACCCCAGCGACGGGGGTCGGGCGATGGATCTGCACGTACTGGTCGAACGTGACGTAGCGGTGGTAGAGCCGAGTCCCGCTCGGCGTCATGTAGCCGAAGTTGCAGGTCTGGCCGTAGTGCTCCGAGACCTCATCACCGAGATCCCGGCCATGGCTGATGGACCCACCGGTGGGCGGAGCCAGCACCGTCAGATCGGGGGTCGTTGCCTCGGCCTTGAGGCTGAGGCGAATGTCGATCGACCCGTAGAACTCTCCGTCGGGGAACTGCAGCGTGGCGGGCTCGTTCGACACCACGATCTCAATGTGGTTCCAGTTGAGCACCGGGATCCCATTGAGCGTGATGATCTCGAGCTCGAAGACCTGCGGGTCTCCATCGCCCGCCTCGAACCGGTGATACCGGATGTCGGCTGAGCCCTCGGACACGGCATCGGCCCCGCCCTGGTTCGTCAGCTCGCTGAGCGTGAACCCGGGCAGCCCCACGTCGTAGTAGGACACGTAGGCCCGCAACCCTCCGGGGATGGGAGGGTCTGCCTCCGCCTCGCCGAGGTCGAAGTTGACCAGCAGCAGAGCAAGGTCCCCCTCGTACTGTCGATCCATCCGAGTGAACGTCTGGTCGCCATCGATGTCGGGCTCCGTGGTGATCTCGTAGAGCCCGTCAGTCCCGTTCGACGTGCCGTGCAGGTGAGCAACCGACCCAACGGGGATCTCGAACCCGATGTTCAGAACGAAGGTCGGTCCCTCGACGAAGTCGTCGGGCTGACCAACCGCTCCGGGATTGAAGCCGAGGTCAGCTTCGTAGCTCTCATTGATCTCCGCCCCGCCGAGCGGTAGAGGGAGCCACTCCTCCGCCTCGGGGTCCCATGCGTAGAGCTCGATCGGGTCGCCAGTGCGAACGTAGAGCCACGACTTCAGCGGAGCCGGTGGAGGCGACACGGGAGCGGCCGGCCCCGAGGTGACGCTCTCGAAGCGGATCTTCTTCGTGTCGTCGTCGACGACGGCATCGCCGTCGAGGTTCCCCAGCAGGACCACGTTGTTCGGCATGAGGAGCTCCTCGGATCAGGCGGTGCGATTCACCGACATCGAGAGTAGCTGCGCTTCGTGCCCCGACCCCACTGTGGCCGAGGGGTGTTGCCACGTCAGGTCGAGCGTGTTGCCCGCCGTGCCGATGGGATCGGCCGTGGCGATGGGCCGACCTTGGACGATGGGCGAGGTCGTCAACTCCGACGAGTAGCGCATCTCGAAGCCGCCGGCGACCGAGCTGGCGCCGAGGCGCAGCAGATACCCCGTGAACATCACGTACCGCTCGATAGCGCTGACCGCCAGCACGATGGCCGGCGTGAGCGTAGCCACGGCGACGCCGTTCAGCTTGAGCCGCGCCGTCGGGATCCGGCCTGCACCGGAGTTCTGCAGGTAGCGGGCCGAGGCGCGGATCGTGAACTCCTGCCCGTCTGCCGTCAGCGCCGGGAGCGAGAACGCTCCCAGTGTCAGCATGGACGTCTCGACGACCGTGCCGGAGATGTTTGGCCCAGTCCCCTGGTGGAAGACCAGGGAGCTCGGTGCGGGGGCGCCATCTGCGCCATCAGCTCCCGGAGCTCCAGGTGCGCCCGGAGCCCCATCCGCTCCATCCGCTCCATCTGCTCCGTCTGCTCCGTCTGCTCCCGGCGCTCCGGGGGCGCCATCCGCTCCATCTGCGCCGGCGGGGCCGGGAGGTCCAGCGACGCCGCCGATCGAACCGACGAGACCTTCGACCCACTGGACGAAGACGGGAGGGGGCAAGCCCTCAGCCCACCCCATCAGATGACGATGGCCTGCTGCGGACTGGTGTTGTCCGTGAGGCCCAACGTGAAGCTGCCCCAGACCGGGGTTCCGGCAGAGACGAGGGTGGGGAAGACCACCGGGTTCAGGGCGGTCAGCGGGCGGTAGACGACCCCGATCGTCGAGTCGATGCTGCCCTCGGTGTGAGTGGTGCCGTACCACGGCGGGGACACCGATCCGAAACCGGAATCTGAAGCCTTCCCCACGAACCCAATCGCCATCACGACTGACGAAGCATGAACGATGTCAGCTGGCTGGTACGAGGCGGCGTTCGGCACCGCCACCGCCGTCACCGCGGGATCGTAGGCCAGGGGTCCATCGCCGGTGAAGAGGAAGGAGCGCGGACGCCAGTTCCCACTGGCAGTCGATCGGGTGGCGGCCATCGTCGAGGGAGTCTCGGTCCCATCGATCTCCCGCACCGACAGCCCCCAAGCCACATAACTGCCCGACCCCGGAGCTACCTCGGCCTCGACGGTGCCGAGGGAGGTGCAGCCGGCAACGGAGATCGTCATGCCCGATCCGAACTTGTTGGCCTGGGCGAAGACGAACACGAGGTCGCCCACCTGAGCGCCTGCGGGAACCGGGACGTCGCAGGTGCCGCTGGTGTTGAGCAGACTCTCGTCGTCCCCGACGTACGACACCGCCATTACGGCGCTCGAAACTTGATGATGACCTGGAGGCCGGCGGCGTCCACTCCAGCGACATCGACGTCGACCCGCAGGAAGTCTCCAGCCACGACGTCGTCGTTGGCCGTGTCCACGACGGCGCCGACGGCGGCCGTGTAGGAGCTGAACTCCGTGGCGTCGATCGTGGCCTTCGTGCTCAGCACATCGACCGGCGTGCCTGCTCGCACCCGGGCGATCTGCACAGTCGTGGTGCCCGAGCTCGCCGCCGTGCCGGGCGTGGCGATGTTCACGTCGTCGATCAGCCAGTTGTTCAGCTTGTCGGGGACCGTGAAGAACATCAGGCCGTCACCGGTCACAACCTCGATCTGCGGGATCTGCACGATGAGCTCGACCTCGATGGTGCGCTGCACTGCCTCGAGGTACATGCCAGCTGGATAGAGGGCCGTGGCCGTCTTGTGGCGAGCCACGAGGTCGGCCGTGAGGTTCGATCCTCCGCCCACCTCGGTGAGCCCATCAGACTCAGTGACCGCCTCCTCGAGGCGGAGACCGCCGAGGGTGAGCTCGAGAGTCTGGCCGGCCAGGGGGCTTGCGGGATCGAGGACCTGCACTCGCCAAACGATCTCGTCGCCTCCGGTGCCGACCTCGTGCTCCTGACGGGAGATGAAGCTGCCGGATCGCGAGCGGATCGCCAGGCCGTCGGAGCTGTGACCGAGGATGTCGGCCCCGGTTGTGGCCCCCTCGTAGGAGCTCACGCCGAAGGAAGCGTCACCCGCCCCGGTGACGGCACTCAGGATGGAGAGCAGGGCTCCGCCCTCCACGCCGACCTCGGCCGTCGAAGGAACGCCATCCGCGCCCAGACGTACGAACCGGACGGGGTTCGTCGCCTTGTCGTCTTCGTCGCCGGCCATCAGCGTCGGACCGAAGCCGGTCTGAGGATGCGTCGGCCCCACGAAGAGCTGCTGCGTCGGACCCGAAGTCAGGAGCGACGAGACTCCGCCCGGCTGAACCCGGACGGAGCCGTCGGTCGACTCGGCAACCATGACCTGGTCACCGTTGACCACGATGCGCAGGTCCTGGTTGTTGGTGGTGCCCAGGATGTCGTCGCCGTCGGCGGTGTTCCCGTCGAGCGCCCAGCCCGCCGTGGGCGTCCCGGTGGCGCCGAAGGCCTGCCATGCGGCGGCCGCAGCGTTCCACAAATACCCCGCCTTGGGCGTCGAGGTGGTGTTGACGTAGATCCAGTCCTTGTCGGCCACGGGCGGGGCGCCCACAGGGGCGCCCGCTCCGTGGATGACCGACACGAACCAGATCGTCTCGCTGTCGTCGTCGACGACGGCGTCGGCAGCGAGGTTGTCTCGGAGGACGACGTTGTTGGCCATGGTCGCCTCCCGGCGTTACGTGCGGTGGATCAGGCCGTCTCGAGCGCGTTCAGACGCCCGCCGATCTCGGACAGGGCTGCGGTCAGCGTCGTGGCGGTGATGTTGGTCGCCGCCGAGACGTCGACCGTGGCCGCGTTCACGAGGATCTTCTTGGTGCCGCTGTCGAACGTGAAGTTGGTGCCCATGTTGGCCTTCACGATGGGCTGGTTGGTGTCGGCCATGAGGCCCTCCTTGGTATTGGATCAGACCGTGGTCTTGCCCACGTCCCGCATCGCCAGGAGGAGCGCGTCCCCCGTGTCGAGCGCAGCGTAGTCCACCTCGGCGTCGCCCTGAAGCTGTGCCGCCGAGACGGACATGCCGAGGTTGGCCAGGTTCTCGGCGTCGGTCTTGCCGCCGCCGCCGGAGAGCAGCCCCTCGATGAGGTCGTTGTTGTTCTCCTTGGCGGTGAGCGCCTCCTGCAGACGGGCCCGGTCGAAGTCGGCCGCCAGCAGGTCGAGGTGCTCGAGCGGCAACGACCGCTCGATCGCCGCCTTCAACACCTTCGAGGTGTCGATGCCCGGGTACTGCTCGCCCAGTTCGGTGAGCTTCTCGGTCAGTGCTCGCTGGTTCTGGTCGGTCTGGAACTGGCGACGCAGGTCCTCGACCTCGCGAGCGAGCTCGAGATTCGGAGCGCCGATGGGCGCCGCCGGGATCTGGGTGCCGGGCGCTGCCGGAGCGGGAGGGATCACGTTGCCACCTTCGGGGGCCGGGGGTGCGGCCGGAGCCGCCGGGGCGGCCGGAGCCTGTTGGAAGTGTGCGCTGCCGGCGTGCAGTTGCGCCAGCCGCTCGGTGAGCTGGCGAGCGAAGGCCGGATCGTTCCTGGCATCCTCGATCGCCTTGACGGCCACTGCAGCCTGCTGCAGCTGCTGGTTCGCAGCGGCGAGCGAGTCGTCCTTGGTCTGCAGGTCCTTCTGGAGCTGCTCGGCCTGCGTGTAGCGAGCCACCACCTCGGTGATCGGCACGTCCACGCCATTGATCTTCACGGTATCCATGGTCATCCTTCAGTCGTGGGGACCGAATCCCCGTTGTCGGTTCGGGTCGCTGCGGCGCTGGCGCCGAGCTGCCCAGCCTGGGACCCGGGAGTCATGGAGACCCCGCCCATCAGCTCCGGTGTGCCCGCCTGGGCGCCGGGCTGCGCCGGGGCCGGGGGCATGAACGCCTGCTGAGTGAGCAGGATGGTGGGGTCCTCCATGTCGAACCCCTCCTTCATCAGCCAGCTGTAGAGCTTGCCGGGGTCGACGACGCCGGCCTGCATGAAAGGGATCGACGTCGAAGCGATGGCCTGAGCCCTGGCCATCCGAGCCTGCGGGGTCTTCTGCTCGGTCGAGTCCGCCGAGACGATCACTCGGTAGGCGCCCTGGAACTTGTCCTTGCCGTAACTCAGCGATACGTCCTGCACGGCCCCTGTCTCGGGGTTCATACCCTTCGTCTCGATGAAGAAGTCGAGCCGCGAGAACACCTGGATCATCGCCAGTGTGCGCTGGGCGTTGGCCTCGATGAAGTCCCGCACTCGGGAGGCCTTCTCGCCGAAGAAGTTGGCGGCCGCCGACTGCTTGGCGTTGACCTCGGTGGCCGTCTCGCCGACGCCACCACCGCCTCGGAGGTAGTCGCTGACGCCAGACGCCGACGCCATCGCCTGCGTCTCCATGTTCTGCATCTGCGAGAGCTGGGCGCCCCGGCTCTGCGGCTGGATGAACTTGTAGGACTGCTCGATGTTGCCCTCGTTCGGCGGCATCTCGACAGGGATCACGAAGCCCTGCTCGCTCGACTCGAACGCCGGCCGTAGCTGCTCGGCATCCTCCTTGCGCACGAGGACCTTGCCCCGACTCTGAACCCGGTCGATCCCAAGCTCGCTGGCGATGTTGGCGAGCGTCTGCTGGTGCGGCCAGATGACCTCGATCTCGGAGATGGGCTGGCCGCTGCCGGTGTCCTCGATGTTCTCGATGGGCACGAAGGGGTGGCCGAACGGGAAAGGGATGTCACCCGGCTTCAGCAGGTACTCGGTCCCGCCCTCGGCGAACTGGCACCACTTGCCCTCGCCGAGGTCGAAGAAGTCGACGATCCACACGACGTCCTTGCCGCCGTACTCGATCGGGTCGCCCTCGCCAGGGTTGACCGCTGGATCGTCGGTCATCCCCTCGAGGCCCTTCTGGCTGAGGGCCTTGCGCGCCTTGTCCGACCAGGCTGCGTTCTTCTTGGCGAAGGCGATCGGACAACGCCAGCGCTGGGCCACCCAGCGAGCGTCGTAGAAGTTCTGCGCCATCGGGTCGAAGAAGACGTCGAAGGCGCTGACGTGACGCAGCGTCGGCCGATCCTCGACCAGCAGCTTGCCGCCGAAGCGCGCCATGTGCTGCTGGACCTCCTCGGGCGTGAAGGCCTTGTGGCCAAGGCGAGCGCCCTGGCGAGACATCTCGTTGACGGCGTTGAGTGCGTCGACGAGCACGGCCCTCGGCGTGGCGCCGTCGGCGCCCGGTGCGAGGACCTCACGGGTGTAGGACGCCTGCCAGCCGTGACGGACCCATCCCCGGCCGTACTGGAGCGAGTCCTCGTAGGCCTCTCGGATCGGGTCGTTGAACTTCCCATTCCGCCAGGCGCTGTTCAGCGCACAGCCGGCGAGCTTGGCCCTCATGGGGGCATCGAAGCCGGGGTACTCCGGCAGGAGTGAGAACTCGGGCGACCGGTTGAAGGTCGACGCCATGATCGTGCGGAGGATCGACTGGATGTGGTTGACGGCGAGCTGCTTCTCAGGGTCCAGGCGGGAGGTGGCGCTCGCTGCGGCGCCGGGCTCAGAAGAGGAGACCAGAGTCGACGGCAGGAGCGGCGCTCCGTTGGACCGTCGCGTGTAGAGCTCGTGATACGTCCGCCAGGCCGGGTGCCAGATCTGCTCGGCCTCACCCTTCGCCACCTTGTAGGCGGCCTGGTAGGCCTCGAGCCGTTCGGCTTGGTTCTTGACGTCAATCACATGATCCTCGTCCCGGTCAATCGCCTGGCGGCCATGAGGCCGTCGAACGAGAACGGATGGGGCGGCTCTTCCGCCGGCGGTTCGTCGGCGGGCTGTTCGTAGGGAGCATACGTGACGGCGTACCCGACGCCAATGCAAAGGGCGTCGACGTGGTCGTCGTGCTCGGTGCCCTCGTAGGTCACCTTCCCACCATCGGTCTTCTTCTCCTGGAATCCGAGGAGCTCGTCGATCGTGCGCTGGTCACGCAGGACGACGTGCCCGTCGGCCAGCGCCTTGCGGGTGAGGGCGATGTTGGTCGCCTTCGACTCCTTGCTCGTCCAGAGTCCCGGCTTGCCGGCGCCGCCTCGGATGACGTTGGGCGTGCGCAGCCGGCGCAGCTTGAGCAGCACCGTCATGCCATGGTTGTTGCGCTCCACAGCGACCGAGGCCCGGTTGTAGAAGAGGGCGATCTGATGCACCTGATCGGCGCAGTCCTCCGGCTCCACCTTCGCTCGATAGACGGCAGCTTGGTGCACGCTTCCGCCGCCCCAGCGCAGCACCTGGATGCAGGACGGGTCGCCGTCGACCAGGCCCTCCGAGGGGTCAACCGTGACGAGGTACTTGGCCCCGGGGACCGGGACCTCGTAGACGAAGAAGCCGAACTCGTCGTCGTGGGTGAGCTCCTCGTGGAGGTACAGCTCGCCCGATGGCGAGCGCATGATGCGACAGCGCCGCTGCGGATCGGCCTCGATCTCGAGCAGCACCTCGACGGCGAAGACGTTCGAGCCCGAGGAGACGAATGCCTCCTCGGCGGTGAGCGGGTACTCCCGCTTGAAGAGGGCGTCGCCGAGCCGGCGCCGCATCTTCTGGGCCCAAGTGGCGTCACGGCCGTCGACGACGTCCCAGCCGTAGAAGATCGTATCGGTGTCGGGGTCGACCTCCCACTCCAGCCACTTCAGGTGGAACCAGTCTCGGTACCCCTCGGCCGTGCCGAACATTCGCAGGTTGCCGCCGGCCTCGACGGCGGGGATCAGCGCCGACCAAGAGTCGTCCTGGTTACGCATCTTGCCGACCTCGTCGAGGAAGACGTCCGTCGGGGTGTCGCCTCGGCCGTGGTCGCTCGAGCTCGTGGCTGAGTAGATGACCGAGCCGTTGTCAAACTCACCCTCGTGCTTGCCCCACTTGCCGACCAGCTGCGGCGACCGCGCCTTCACCCACGGCGGCAGCCGGTCGTACATGTTCTTGATGCGCCGCATGAACTTCTTGGCGTCCTCGTCGTTCTTGCTGAGCACGAGGATGAAGCGGTTCGGGAAGAAGAGCAGGAGCCACAGCGCCATCATGCATGCCGTGGTGGTGAGGCCGATCTGCCGAGCCTTGAGCACGGCTGCGATCTGATGCTCCTGGAACCGGTGGATGCAGTCGACCTGGTAGTCGCGCATCACGAACGGCTCGACCTTGACGACCTTCTTGACCCGGCCGTCGTCCTGGACGACGTCGACCTTGGTCTCGATCTTCACCGCATCGGCGGCGAACTGGACCGGATCCTTGGCCCACGCTCGATACTTGACCTCGTCGGCGAAGGAGATCGAGACGGCGGCAGATGCCACCCGTCAGTCGCCGTGGGGCGGAGCGCCGCCGGCGGGGATCTCCACCGCCGTGGTGTTGACGACCTGCGGGTACCCGGGCACCTTCGCCACTCCGAGCAGCCAGCCCCAGGCGGGGCCGATCTTCGTCTCGAGCACTCGCACGATGGCGTAGTAGACGACGGTGATGACGAGCGTCACGAACTCGGTGATCGCACCGGAGTCGAGCTCGAAGCCGCGCTTGGCCGCAGCGCCGAGAACGACGCCGACGATCGCAGGAACGAGCGTGCGGACGATCGACGTCAGTAGGCCGGTGACCGTCGGATGGGTGGTGGGCTGCGTCATGGTGGTATCCCTCGTTGGTCGGGCCTACGAGTGGATCTCGTCGGCCTCTTCGTCGAAGCCGAGATCCCGCAGGACCGACTCCTCGAGGGAACCATACTGCGCAACCTCGAAGAGGGCGACCGCCTGTTCGGCATCGCCGGCGATGAGGGCCTGCACGTAGGCGGCTTGGGCCGCCGTGCGAACGCTGGCTCGCAGGCTGTCGTACTGGTCGAGCATCATGAGCCGTACCACGTCGTGTTGCTGAACTCGGCGTCGACCCAGATGACCTCGCCGCTGATGACCTCGATGAAGAGCGCCAGCGTGTCGCCGGCGGTGGCGCCGACTGCCAGAGGCGAAGGTCCCGATGGGTAGATGTACGTGTCCTTGTGCTGCCAGCCGGCGTTGAAGACCATCGACTGGCTGATCTGCACCACGGCTGCCTGGGTCACGTTGTAGACGCCGTAGCTGATCTGCGCCGTCGGGGTCACCGGCGTGACGCCGAAGCCCTTGGCGTTGACGGCGTGCACGAACTGGTCTCGGCAGCTCGTGTTGGTGATCTGGTTCAGCACGTTGAGGCGATACACCCTGCCGTCGGCGGCGTCGAGCACGGTGCCGTTGCCGAAGACCGAGTCCTGGTCCGAGGTGACGTTGTAGTCGGGCGTGACCGACCACTCGCCGTCGTCGTCGGTCAGCCCACACCCTGCCGTCGGGATGTCGGCCGCCACGGGGTATGCGGGCAGTGTGAACCGCCCGGTGGCGGCATTCCACGGCACCTCGATGTCGGGGTCGGTGCCGTTGTCGATCACGAGGTCGATCAGCTGGTCAGGCCGCTTCGGGGTCGAGTACGGGAAGGGCGCCAACCCCGTGCGATTGATCCGCACGCGGCTGATGCGGGGCGACGATCCGGAGACGTCGCCCGGTGCCGGCTGCGCCGGAGCGGGGCCGTAGGTGGTGGGCGCCCCGTCGGTGTCGGAGATGCACCCCGAGACGAGCCCATCCTCACAGACGGGCTCGCCGGAGCCGCAGTAGTGCAGCGGCGCCTGGACGAGAGGCACGCCCTCGGCGTCGCTCGAGTACGGCGTGGCGACCGGGTTCCCGAGCTCGTCTGCGCAGGCGTAGCCGAACTTCGGTCCGGGAGTCGGGAGGCAGAGGTTCGCCATCAGGGGTGCGCGGCCTCGTAGATGTGCTGGGGCCGGAAGGCCCCGAGCACGGGCTCGGCGCACGGGTCGCAGTCGCTGTTGTCGGGGGCGACCGTCGAGTCCCACACCAGAGGCTCGCCGTTGGCGATGAGGTTCAGGCCCTTCACGGGGATGTAGACCATCGAATCGGCTCGGATGGCCGACTTGATGAGCTCGAGCAGGCCGTAGCCGTAGAACTTCGAGGGACACTCGTCGGGGTCCGGGCAGAACGTCGGCTGCGGGTCGAGGCACGGCTCGTCCTCGACGCAGTCGGTGCCGGCGTTGTTGGACGGCCGGCAGATCTCGTGGCGAGTGAGGTAGTTGACGAGGGCCGCCTGCTGGTCGCCGGGGTCGGTGACGTGCGGCGGCTTGAAGAAGAGCTGCAGGAGGTCGGGGATCGAGGCCCCGCCGTCCGAGCAGATCTTGGTGAAGAGGTCCTCGGCCTTGCTGAGCTCGAGCGCCTTCTTCTGGTTGCAGTTGAGCTCAGCGGGCTCGGAACAGGCATTGATGGGCGGCATCGGTGGTCCTCTCGGTCGCGGTGATCGTACCTCGGCAGCGGGTGGGCAGGGCCAGGGCCTCTCGGCCCCGCCCTGCCCAATCCGTCCCGTGGGAGATCAGGAACCGATCGAGGTCTCTGCGAAGAGGCCGGTCGGATCGCCGAAGGCGTCGAGGATGGCCACGGCCGCGCCGTCGCCGGGCGAGCCGTCGGAGCCGATGAGGTCGGCCAACGAGCCGCACTCGTTGACGAACTTGGCGATGACCACCTTGTCGGGGAGCGACGCCCCCTCGAGGAGGTAGACCAGCGCCTCCATGGCGGTGAAGCCGTCGGCCGGATCGAGCTTGCGACGGGGGCCGTCACCGTTGGTGACCTTGGCCCAGTCGTAGACCTCGTTCTCGCCGCAGCAGTTGTCGCCGGGCAGGAGCACGGAGACGACGTTGACGGTGAGCGACGTGCAGGCCGTGGGGGCGTAGGTCGTGGTGACGAGGTAGGTCACACGCTGGCCGGCACCGATGCTGACGGTCGAGCTGATGTCGCCGCTACCGGTCGTCACGGTGCCCGTGGGGCCCGTGCGCGTCCACTCGACGTCGGTGAAGACGGCGTCGAAGACGTCGGTGATCGTGACGGACACCGAGGCGCCGCCGACGTTGCGCACCGAGATGGCGAAGGTGATGACGTCGTCCTCGACGAACGTCCCGGACTTGCCGCCGGCGGCGCCGAAGGCGTCACCGACGATGGACTTGGAAACGACGATCAGGTCGGGATCGGCGCAGGCTGCGATGGGCATGAAGGGTTCCTTCAGTCGGTCGAGTTGAAGTTCGCCACCAGGGCGGCGAACTCGTCGTCGGTGAGTTGCTTGAGGTCGTCGGTGGACATGGTGTCTTGGGGAGCGCCGTCCTGGCCTTGCTCGGCCATGACTTCGGCTCGCTGTGTCAGCTGCAGGTACGTCCTGGCTGCCGTCACGTTTCCGCTCATCGCCTGCTCGTAGAGCACATTGATTACCTCTTGGCGCCGTTCGACGATCTCGTCGAGGTTCGAGGTGGTCTTGCGATGGAATGCCCGGAAGGCCTTCGATCGGCGGATGTTGACCAGTTTCACGTAGTCGACACCGAGCCGCTCGGCAAGTTGGTGCATCGACGTAGGCCGCTCTTCGCTGTCCCACGGACTGTCACCACAGAGCCAGATCGACAGCGGACCGAACACCGGGTTCGTCGGTGTCCGGGTGTCGAACGAAGGAAGCTCCATGAAACGCGTAGAACCCGCCGATTTCGGCGGGTCAGAAGTACAATAAGCACAGGTCGGCTTCGACGTCAACCTTCGACGTGAGCCCAGAGCTTGCCGTTGACGACGTCGCCGATCAACCGCCTCGTCACCCCGAACCGATCAGCGATCTCCTGATGCGTCATCCCGCCGGCTCGCATCGCTCGAATGGCGGGGATCTGATCCTCGCTCAGCTTCGAGGCGTGATGACGGGATCCGACGTAGTTGGTGCCATCCCGTCGCTTGTCGAGGAGGTTCGCCGACCGCGTCTTCCAACTGAGATGTCGAGGGTTGATGCACGCTCGGTTGCCGCACGGACCGTGGGCGGCGTCCATGCCGGGCTCGGGCGGGTCGCCATGCTTGCGCAGGCAGGCGTGGCGATGAGCTGTGGTGAGCAGGTCATCCAGCTTCAGCATGCCGTAGCCGTTGGCCAGCGGAAACGGCCAGATGATGCACTCGTCGGTTTCGAGGAGCATGGCTTCCTCGAAGAAGCGGCGTGGGGCGCCATTCGGAGCTCTCATGCTTATTATTAAACTCTAGACCTGCCAGCAGGCGCAAGGCCCGACAAAGACGAAACCCCCGCCACCAGGGAAGGAGCGGGGGTTCGTCTGTTCTTGGAGGAACTGGTGTGCGGCGGGGCTGGGATCCCTCAGCCCGCAGCTTCTCAGACCTCGAGCTCGCCGTCAAGCACCTCGTCACCCTCGGCCGGGAGAGGTTCGGGGGCGGGCGGGGGCAGCGGCACCCGCAGCAGGAGCTCGGCGAAGCGCTCGTCGGTCACCCGCTCGAACGCCTGGGTCGTCTCGACGACGGTCTCGTCGTCGAGCACCATCCACAGCGTGCCCGCGGTCGTCGGCGCCTTGGAGCCGGTGACCCGGATGAGGTCGCCGACCCCGGGCTGCAGCTCGGCGGCCACCATCGGGGTTCCCTGGTTCACCCGGTAGACCACGCCGTGACCGGCACTGTCGATGGCGAGCACCTGTCGGCCGGGGCCGACCTGCTGCGTGTCGGTGAACACCGGCTTGCCGTCGTCGTCGACGCCACTCAGGACCTGGAAGGTCGTCGAGGCGCCGCTGAGGTTGCGGCTGTTGACCTTCACGACGTACTGCGCCTTGGAATCGGCCACGGTGGGCTCCCTTGCTCGAGGACAGGCCGGACGATATCACCCGGGTCCGATGGCGACGAGAGTCCCGAACTCCAGGAGGCGGTAGCCGAGCTGGCCCGCCTTCTCGTCGGTGTCGATCCCGCGTGCGGCGAAGGCCGCTCGGTCGATGGGGTTCACACCGCCGACGGACTCGATGATCGGGTAGCCCGTGCCCGACTCCTTGAGCTTGATCCGCTGACGGGTCGGGCGCCCATTGATGTCCACAGGGCCCCGGCAGCCCTTGGCGAAGTTCCGCTTCGAGTTGGCCAGCGCGCCGGTGGCGCCGACGGCCACGATCCACTCCTCGATCTTCGGATCCGTGATCTGCAGGGCGAACCCCTCACCGGGGCGCATCATCTTGGCGTCGTCGCCCATCGGGAAGACGACCTCGGGCAGGCCGTAGGTCTGCGTCGGCCCGGGGTGCTCGACGTGCTCGCCCAGCACGCCGGGGGCGGCGGTGGCCGTGGGCCCCCACGCCACGTTGAACCCGACGAGGGAGATCATCTCGTTGGGCCCCCAGCCGCCGGGGTCGAGGTGGCGGGGCTTCAGCAGCGTGCTGTACTTCGAGACGTTGACCTGGCTCCCGATGATCGGGAAGCCGTTGCCGTCGTTGGAGATCCCGTCGACCCGGTAGTCGCCGTAGTTGGCGAATCCCCCGCCGGCCTGGCGGAACGCCATCTGCGCCAGCGTGGCGGCGCCGCCGATGTCCTCCTGGATCCGCACGAGGCTCTGCATCGTGTAGCCGGTGGTCCCGTCCTCGTCGTACAGCAGGATGATGCCGTTGTCGGGGGACTCGGGCTGGCTCCCGCCGGCCGTCTGGAGCGTCGGGCCCCAGGGGATGACGAGTGGCTGCCGAGCGGCCTCGATGTACTCGAAGATGTTCATGTCCTGGCCGGCCCGCCACTGCGGGATTCCGCCGTACCGCCCCGGCTGGTCCCAGAGGTCGCCGTTGGGGTTGCGCCAGATCCTGATGGAGTCGGGCGTCAGCGGCGAGCCCGGGGGCACGAGGTAGCTCGGCCAGCTGCCGTGGCCCAGCGTGAAGCCGAGGTGCGTGTAGGGCACGCCCGGCGTCGTCGTCCACTGGGCGATCGATCCGTGGCTCACGTAGGCGAGCGCGCTGCGCTGGGTGATCGACGGCGTCGGCTCGGGGGGAGGTTCCCCCGGAGGGGGATCTACCGGAGGCGGGGGATCTACGGGGGGCTCGTACGGTTCCCCCGGTCCACTTCCCGAGGGGGGAACCCGCTTCTTCGGACAACGTGGCAGGCGAGGGCGCATGGCGCCGACGCTACCGCCTGTCGCCCACCCCGTGCTGGCGCCGGTTGTGGACCAGCCAGTGGGTGAAGGCGATGACGAACGCCAGGTGCGGCAGCACAGCGGCCACCCCGTCGAGATCGGAGACGAACACCGTCGGCTCCGCCGGCGGCAGGAAGCGCCAGAGCGCCCGCATGCTGATGCCGATGACGCCGATGGCCAGCCAGACCAGGCCTCGCCAGGCGTCGTCCCGGTGGATCTTGATGCGACGGCTCCAGCGCACCAGGAAGAGCACGGCGACGACCGAGTTGAACACGGCCGCAGGCCAGATGACGTAGGGGTACCAGGCGAGTTCCATCATGCGCTCTTCAGGATACGGCCGAAGATCTCCATGAGGCCGTTCTCGCGAGTGATCTTGCGGAGATCGGCGGAGACCCGTTGAGCTCGCTGCTCGAGCTCCTTGTTGCGCTCGATGCCAGCGCGCTGCTCCTGGATGGCGTCCTGCACCCCCTGGTCGGGGGGCATGATCCGCTTGCGCTCGGAGCGGGCCATCAGCGCTGCCCCGTCTCGTAGGCCTTCAGCGCCGTGACGAGGTCGGAGAAGCCCGCTCCGCTGCCGATGATGTGCTCGGCGGCCTTCTCGGCGAACTCGGCGCGCTGGTTCGCCAGATCGGTGATGGCCTGCTGGGCCACGAGCCTGGCCTGGAGGTCGAGGACCTCCCGCTCGGGACGGAGCTTCCCACTGAAGACCACCATGTAGAGCACGCCGGCCAACACGCCGGCGATGCCCGCCGAGACCAGCCACTCGCCCCAGCCCTGGGGCACAGGCGTGGCCTGAGCCAGGTGCAACAGCGTCAGGTAGATGCGGGCGACCACGCCGGCAGGCTACCTGCGGCGGGCGCCTCGTGCACCCTCGCTCAATTTCGATTTCTCGTGCGATAAGACGCGCGTAGGAGGGGCCGGCCGTAGGCAGCTCGGCCCCGACGGAGCGCTGAGACGGCCCGTGCGAACGGGCCCGTCGTGGTGCGAGCAGAAGCGAGCAACACGGGAGGGAGAGCCGGAGGCTCTCCCGACCAGAGATCGAGCAGAGCGAGATCTCGAGCGAGGGCTGGCTTCCGGAGGTCAGCCAGCCCGAGCGGATGAACCGATCGGAGTGAGGTTCATCACTGGAGCCTGGTCGAAGGGCCGACGCGGACGCCGGCCCTGAGACTGGGCGACGGGGGGTCTGCCTTCAGTCCGCCTTTGCTCCCTTCGGACCCCGACGAAGGAGGAGGTCCCGACAGCCTAGCCATGCCCTGCAAACGCCCGCAAGGAGCCATTTCCAGGATGGCTCCGGAGGGCAAGAAGGTTGCAGATGCAACGACCAGATGTAGGCTCGGTAGTGAAACAGCGTTATCGAATAGATGAGGTTGCAGATACGGGGTGGTGCGAGGGTGGAGCTGAGCCCCCACCCCCATCCAGGGCCCCGGGGAGGCTCGAGGTACCCTAGGGGGTCGTCCTCTCGTCCACCCCCCCCCTGACCTCACGAGAGCTTCCTCTCTCCTCTCCTCTCACCTGCTCGACGTCGGGCCGACCCACC